GGCGATATAGCGGTATTCTGTACAGTCTCGGAGTATTCTGTAATCTCAAATGTAGCCTTGATATTGTTTTCTCTACCCATATCGTAATATCTATACCAAAATAATAACCCTAAAACTGAGTTAGTTAAAAAATTCTCTTTGGGTATTCTCCAATTGACTCTAAATTGAGAACCCCCACTCAATGTCCAGTTTTTCAATGTTGGATTAGTGATAGTTATAAAATTTTCCCATACCAAACCAGCCTCGTAAGGATTTTCTTGTGCAGATGCTGATCTTGTTAACCTGGTATTTTTTACGCTAGAATTTTGCGAATCAATATACAAGAAGAAGGGCCTCCAAATACCGCTAATGTTTGCATTGAATGGAGTTAGTCCCCATCTAGGGTCAGGATCTAAAACAATTTGACTATCTTCTATACTGTTTATGTCTAGGTCATATTCTAAATCTGTAGCAAAAATATCGCAATTGTTATTGCTAAAAGATAAAAAATCTCCTTCTATTTGATTCTCAACATTAGCAACATAGGTATTTATGCTCTGACTTGAGGATATTGGCTGCGGTATAGGTCTAGGAACAAATGGTGGAGGTGGAGGAATACTGGTTTGTTGAATATAAGTATTATATATATCTAAATTATATGGGGGATATGTATTGTATATATTTTGAGCCGCAATGTCTAATAACTCTTGCGCTGTTGCTACAAAAGCCTGAGCTTCAAAAATAACTGGAGATGTAGGCATTATTCTAAGGTACTTATTTTATTGAGTAAAATATTTAATACTTGATATAATTCATTAGTAATCTTTTCATTTATATTAGTATACCATTGCATAGCAGTAGCCAGATTGGTCTTATTAGTAATGTCTGATAGGTGAGATAAAACGGCCACACCATGCTTAAGGTCTGCGCGAAATTTTTCTATTAGTGATTCTAACTCATCAATCACTAAATCTCTGAATTCTAATTTTTGAGTTTTGTTGGTTTGAATGGCTATAGCAGTAATAACTTTAGATTTAATATTGTCAAGATCTCTATCAATCCTAATATGGGCTTGTCTAATAAAATCTTGATCATTTAAAAGTTCTATATTTTCATAACTAATAGAATCAATATTCTCTATCATGGTTTGCCTACAGCCATTAACGTCCAAGCGCCATCCATATAAATGAATAATGCTCTATGATTAGGTTTAGCTTCTAAATTTAGATTGTTAACGAATTGAACATTAATTTTAGTTACATCTTGCGTTCTAGTATTATTTGGGACAGCGTATGTTGAGAAAATAGTAGCACTAAATCCTTGCTGAATGACCCCAGAAGTAATAATCTGTTGTTTTGCAACAGGCTCATAAAACCCGGTATCTCCATTGTATTTGCAATATAGTTTAGCTCCACGCGGTGCTGTATAACCACCGTAATCTTTAACGAACACTACTCTCCTTAGTCCTGTTGGTAATGGATCTTTAGAGAATTGTAAATCATCTAAAAAGCCCCTTGCTGGATATGTTGATCTAGAATTACGCTCCAACACTAAGTCTTCTTCAAGAACTACATAGACATTCTTGGGGGCTTGAGGAGCAACCCATACCCTACGACTATCATCCCAACGAAGATCGACTGGGCCAACAGGCCACTTTTCTGGTGCCTGACCCCATTTTTCTGCAAATGCTGCTTCTTTATATGGTTTAGACCATTCTGATTTTTCTTCATCCCATACCTGATTTCGCCCAATAATAATATCTCCAGAATCAGCACTGTTAGGATCGAATGATCCATATGTTTTTAAATCTTTTGTTCTATGAGGACGCCCAAAACTATCGACCATTTTAGGCTCACCAGAAGCATTTGGCACAGGATACCCCTCTGTGTCATATCCCCAACCGTGCATAACCATAGGGCCTCTGAAACCCATAAATCTTTGATTCATCAGTGTAATTTGTGGCTCTTGATCGTCCTGAACTTGACTAACCTGTTTGATAGTTCTGCGGAATTCATAGTCTATATCTAAGTAATCTTTAGGTAGCATTATACCGCTAAATGCAGCCGAATCTGCAACGAATTTACCTTGAGTGTCATTCCATTTATATAGTACGTTATTATTTGTTCCATTAACTACCACCTCTCCCGCAACTATATTGTCTACAACATCTAAAGCATTTTTAGGAGCTATCATACCTCTAGCTACAACTTCGATACCATGTCCGCTCATATCATTATCTAATGCATTGATATTGCGGAATTCTCCAGAAGCTACTATAATAGGATTAAGATTAAAAAGATTTATACTTCTACGACCAAAAACCTCTAAATACTTTTTAGGATTACTAATTAAATTTTTATCACTTACATATTCATATATAATACTTTGTGTATTGGTAGAATTACCGGTCGGTTCTCTTACTGCCAATCTCAAGCCAGAAGCTAAAATATAAGGAGGTGAACTTTCCGTAACGGTAAAGTTTTTCATATCAGGTATTTTACTTTTATCCTCACAGTATTCACATCTTACCTGAATCTTCTGTTCTGGATAACCCATAGTTGGACTAATTTCTTTTTCGTATACTCCAGCACCTTTACAAATAGGACAAAATTTTCTGTCATATTTTACATAACTAACAGTAGATTGATGAGGAGTTGGATAAAATGATATTGGAGAGAAAAAACCATCAAGACTCATCATAGATTTAGAAGAATACGCAGTATTTAACTCACGAGAAACTTCTTTAGAGTCAAAAATACCAACCTGTCCTCTATGTGCTTCAATAGTCCTATCTTTTAATGATATCCCCGATAGTGCAGGATTCTTACTTACGTCTATTTCTTTACTGAATGCATTAAATGACCCAACCATAATCTCTACTGGACTATTACCGCCAGTTAATGTGTCATATAGATAATCTCTGAATGAAGTTTTAAATGTTTGCTCCTGCTTTTTCTTCATTCTATCATAAAGAGCTATGCTCAACTGGTGTTGCTCTCTTTGTCTTTTCCTTGATTCTCCAACTAATTTCTTTAGTCTATCCGAATTCTCTTTGTTGAATAGAGATAGTTTAGATTGATATGTTCTAAATGTATAGGTTGTCTCTGTTTGTTGTCCAACAGTAACTTGAATGTTAGAAATATTACTTGCAGATGGAGATCTAAAATCAGGATTACGATTAATTGTAATACTATTAACACCGCCTAGTGAATTTTGTATTGGTTGATATTTGAAAATACTAGATGTGCTTTCTGTTAAAACGTCTCCTAAGGCAAATGCGGGATATCCTGGAACACTTAGTTGTCCTGTTTCTAGGAATTGTTGATATGTTGCTTTTTCTTGTATTTTAAGCTCGACAGCAAGATCTAATGCGTACATACCTCCATAATTCCAAGGAGCTAAATCGTTATCCACCTCAAGATGAACAGAGCCTATCATGTTTTCTATAGCTACTTTACGATTAGTATCATTTAATAAAAACGGAAAAATAGTTTGCATTTGTTTATCTGGATAGTTAATCCACGGACCATAAACATGCTGATTAGAAACTAACGGAACAGCAGCAAACCCAGGCAACGCGGCCTTTGGAGATAAAGCCAAATTCTTAGAAGTGTGGAAACTTTTTGTAATCTGTTCTGCTAAGGATTTTGGAGGACCAGAAGGAGTAATTCTTCCTCCATCATCAAAAATATTTGCTGTTGCACCTAAACTTGCGGTACCATTGCTATTGTTCTGCATATACTGTTTGCCCACTTGCAAGAATGATTCTTGTATAGGGGACATTAATTTCATCAGTATGTCTAGTAATCCAGATGCTTTTCCTGTATTGGTACCAAAATCTCCTAGTCTCGTAAATAATGCAAATTCTTCGGCAGCGGCGACAGGAACCATTTTTGATGACGGACTTGTATTGGAGTCTCCACCAAGAGCGGCAGAATCATTAAGAGCAACCATACTATTAATACTTAAAATTGCTCTAGCATCTCCTAAATTAGCAGGATCCAAAAAAATCATTTCTTCTTCGACTTCAGCAGCAACAAATAATTTTCTACGCCTGTTAATTTTTTGACCAGATGTACCATTATATTCTGTTCCTACGTTTATTTCAAAAGCATCTAAATGCCCTGCGTTTTGTACAGGAGATTCTATTAATATAGATTCGGTTGGACCAAATTGATATTTTAATGCAGGATACCAAAACTCTTGATGGTTGCAGGTTACCCTTGTTATTTTTCTGTCTGCTGGTGGCGGAGTATTCGCAGCGGTTGAGTTGTCGCTCACTGGTGTTGACGATGCGCCGCTATCTTCAGCTACTGGAGTATTAGAGCTAGGAGTAGGGGCCGGCGGTGTAGCCGGTTGCGGTCCTCTATTATCTGGTAAAACCGGAGCTGTCATTTCAGTACCTCCTTATTAGCTGCATGGGGCACCGCCATTTCGTGTACCACCTGTAAACGCAGTATATCTATTAGCATTAGATAATGCATTAGATCTTTTAAGAATATCATAATAGTAAAATACATTTGGTCCAGTAACCAGCTTACAAACATTATCTCGTACCCATTCACAGCAAAAATACGCCTCGTGATCAAATTTGTCATCTGCTGGATATCCTAATATTGGTTTAATTTTTCCGCTGTCATCCGTAAAAGGAGACGCAGTATATGCTCCAACCATAATACAATCATCAATACTATTACCATATTCTTCCCAAGCTCCTTCTGGGCTAATACTATAATTAGAATATATTTTCCCAGTCCCCTCTGTTAAATATCTAGGATTGTCCGATGTGCCTATATTAATATAAGTAAATCCTGCTGTGGGAATAGTACCAGCATTAGGATTAGATGTTCCTCCAGTTGTACTACTATTGGAAGATCCTTGAGATGGGTTACTGGATGAAGGAGCAGTAGTAGATCCTATATTAGCTGAATTAGGCGCTGGAGTAGGTGTTGGTCTAGGATCCAAATTTATCATAGCATCTCTATCTTTATATGATAAAATCATTGGCAATCTCACCATAAATTTTTTACCATAATATTCATCAGCAATTTTTCTGAAAAAGGCATGTAGCGTTTTGAGATCGTCTTGTAAAGCGCTTTGCAAACCAGCATTACGATTTTTAGGAGTAGATGCGCCAGCGTTAGCACTTTTAGTTTTCTGATTTAGTCCTGTCTCAATCTTAAATAAAGCGCAGAATATAGCGCAAGCATCCCAATCATTATCCGATGTTACTTGCCAATCAGATTTTGTGTCTTTTTGTTGTGGTTTATTATCTCCTTGTCCCGGATTCATATTAGCAACAGCGCCAACATCGGCAGAATTAGGAGCTGTAGGTCCTGCTCTCCTAGATGCCTGCGGAGTAGGTTGAGGAGATGGTGTTATAACGCGATTTCCACAAACAGCATTTTTAACCATTTGTTTAATATGAGGATCATGTATTCTTGTACTAAGATACCCCATCCACGAGTCATATCCTACCAATGCTGCTCTTAGCTCTGTTTCGTGAACAATAAAAGTACCTCCATTAAAAATTCCTTCTAATTCTAATCTAGTAATTGGTAGTTCTTTAACATTAAATTCTATAGCTAAACCATTAAGCCAAGTATCAAACCATACTGGTCTGGGTTTTTTGGTTTTGTCTACTGTAGCATATTGAGTTTTTGTTTTGTCTATAAAGTCCACCGTACCAAAAAATGGACATACACTATGATAAAAAATAGGAATAAATCTCTTGGCTCCGTCATCTCTTGTCCAACCAAACTGAGCCAAATCATTGAATGTATACTTTAACCTATTCTTAAAATAATGAGTATTAGGATTATACTTAAATACATTATACCCTATATCAGCTATAGCATCTGCAAAATTACTCAGTACTGTTGATTCTGTAGGAGCTGATCCTGGACTTCCTGTCCCTCCCCTAACGCTAACGCTTCCGACTCCACTACTCCATCCACCACCACCGCTGCCTACACTACTACTTCCGCTACCGCTTCCACTCCCACTACTGCCGCTGCTTCCACTGCTGCTTGTACTATTGCTACTACTTCCGCTACTACTTCCGCTACTACTTCCGCTACTACTTCCGCTACTACTTCCGCTACTACTTCCGCTATCATTACTAGCCGGGCTACTAATCCACCAGTTTTGTTGTTTATGCAAATCCCTATTTAGACTTTGATTAGCATTGGTTGATGACTTATCTAAAAACTTTGTATATGCCCAGTCAAATAAAACCTTCCCAATGTCTCTAATAAAAGTATCAGAATTTTTGATGCTAGGAGTACTTGACCCTTTAACCAAGGGACTATCTCCTCCAGTAGTTATTGTGGTTGTCGATGATACAGATTTAAGATAATTACCCTTAGCAGGAAAAGCATTATTACTGTGTTTGTTCCAAGATGTATCTATGTCATAAAAATCAGCTTTTTTAATTTCATTTGGTGATGTAACGGATGTTTGTCTTTCTATAGCCAATAAGTCTCTTATAGACCCAGGATCTGGAATTCTATATGCATTATATGTTAAATCATTAAAAGTATCATAGTGGATAAACTTTTTTCTGGTAGTATGATAAATATAATTACTAGCTTTATATGCTAACGTATAATTTTTGGCTTGAAATAATCTTTGTTGTTTTGCCCCTATTAACATTGTGCGAGGCTTGGCCGCAGAGTTAAACTCTTTTCCTAAACTTACCGAACTCAACATTACTCCCTGCTCTCTCAATGTAGCAATATAATCTGATATCTTACGATCAGACGGTTGTACTTTTCTAGACACTGTTCTGAGTTTAATAATCTTTATCGATGGCATATTAGTATATACTTTTAGATATAACATTTCCCAAAAGAAATCTACGCCGGATTTATCGCAAACTTCTGTTATAAAAGAATTAAAATCCATTACAATTTGAGAACAGTCTGTTCTTAACTGCATTGGTACAACAGGAAGCTCTCCTAAGTCTATATAGTATAGCTGTTTGTATTGTTGGTTAGCAACCACCGTGTTTGTTCCAACACCGCCGCTTATGGTCTGACTAGCATCATCCGGAGGAATTAATCCAAAATCAAAAATACTATATTGTTGTCCACTATCTGCGGTAGGTAAACTATTACGGTGTACACTGCCATCGTCTCCTAATTCTAAAAATGTACCAACAGTACCGGTGGTGGGTTTTCCTGTTGCAGATGACTGCTGAAGTCTACTATTCGGAAAAGATAGGGCTGCTCCTGTACCACCATATGTTACGCTATCCTGTTTATTAAATGCTTTGGGTACATTACTACTGGTGGCATGGTAAATTTCCATGTTGGTATTTGTGGGGGCTGCGGATTCTGCGGTTGGTGACTTGGGTGTTCCTGTCATTGGAGATCTTCCAACCAAAGCTCCAAAAGTACTAAAAATATTACGTGTTGTCTGTCCGGGTTTGCTTGTATTGTTTACGGGTAGTCCTAATAAATAATTTAAAGCATAAATAATACTATTAGTACGAATACCACTATCGTTAATATTTGCTCCTCCAAACCCCCCTGGAGCCATGGCTTCTAAAAATCCATATACATTAATGATATTAGGAATATTTCCATTTAAAATATTCCCCTTAAATGCATTAGTTAAATTGATTTTCTCAGACCAAACATCATTAGATGGTCCAGATATCTCACTATTATCACTCTTAGAAAAAACACTACCGGCATAGGTACTTAAAATTAATTGTGCTTGATTAATAATTTCGTTTGGTCCTTCAATATCAACTTGATACGTTCGTCCTCCTGTACCAGAATTTACAGATTTCCATGATTTGAGTATTCCACAAAAAGTAAAATCATCAAACTGGAAAAATACGGGACAACCTATAATATCTACTGGTGTGCCTAGTTCTATATTTTGTTTACCAGTGATAGGATCGGTGCCGACATTAGTACGACCACTAGATTTAAAACTATTTTTTGCTCCTATAAAGCCAGGATCAGGTCCAAGCCAATATTTTTGTTGTATAGTACCAGTAGTTACATTATAGTAATAAAATAATTTACCAGGAACAATAACGTTTCCATTAGAATCTAAAAATTGTTGTATTCTAGTCTTATATGCCTTAGCATCTTCATTAACATTACCTTGAGTATCTTTGTATGGCTTTAAAACGTTATAGTAATGATCAGAAGAGCTTTGAAGCCCCATTGCTGCGCTTTTATAGATTCCTCCATCATGGCTCATAACATAATGAGGAGTAGTATCCTCCACCAAGGTTACGGACAGTTGAGAAGGCTGATTACCCCATCCTAAACTAACATTAAAATTAGCAACACTACATCCTAAAAATAGTGTTTGAGGAAATGGGCCGAATACATTAGTTGGCAAAGCCTTTCCGGTATCAATATCTCCACGAGCTAATATAGAATTAGGGGCGGTCGCAGGATTGATACCCATTGCGGCCGTAGCTGTTTGAGTAGCTGTTGGAGTAACATTGGGCACAGGAGGATTGCGCTTATATGTTGTTGCTAACTGAGGAATATTGGGAGTAGGAGTAGGTCCAGGCAGAGCTGGAGTCCTAGTTGGACTAACAACAAGAGCATTCTCAGCAGCTGAAAAATTAGTTACTGTACGAAAATTACTAGTAGCGTCTCTTTTTTCCCCTAAAGGAATAGGGCTACACGCTGGATCTTCTGGGGGAATATATGGCATGTCTTGTCCTTGAATTAAGCGTCATAAACCCACGTTATAGTCTTAGAAAAACGTCCTTCTATGGGATTCCAGGTTTCATCATCTGATTTAATATACACCTGACCAGCATATGAACCATTAATTAGAGTTATGCTTGGATCTTTTGATCTTAGATCAGCAAGTTTGGTGGGAATCCAAGTGTCTGGCAATACTGGTCTAAGCATATCTATTATATTTAATAAGTCTTTATAAACTATACCTCCTGTCCACATAGGACAAGCATTGTATCTTGTATCAAATTCTCCCATATTACGAGGTATGGTGGTTTGTATTTCTATGCTGACCTGACGTGTTTTAGCCGTTTTGCTACCAGTATCTTGTAAAATTGGTCCACGTTTTCTTCCCATAACAAACATTTCAGCAATAACATCGGCCGGTTTAGAGTCTTGTACGTTTAATGATAAAATGGTTGCTCCTTTTATCTGGTTAGCTCCTCTGCGATTATTAAATTCACAACTATATGTTATAGTCCCACGCGTTGGATCGCTACCTATAGTTTTATTAACAAATCGCGTATCTAAAATAATGTTTTCTCTTTTATCTAAATAATCACAAGTACCAAAATTAGTTTGAGGATACCTTATCTGAAAATTTCCACCATCACTTACTTGCGGTATGACTCCTCCCCAAACTGATCTATTTAATTCTCCATTTGTATTATCTAAAGTATTATTAGTAGCATTTATTTTAGTTGTCTGACCCTGCACCATATACATAGCTAAACTATTACTTCTGGCATATAATAATGGTTCAACAAAATTTCTCCAAGCCTCTAAGGCATTATTATATTTAGCACTATAAATAGCTCCTTCATTAATATTTTGTAAATCTAATTTACCTCTATCCAATCCCACTCCAGCTGGCGGTAAAGAATTATAGGCATTATGTGTAGTGGTCTGCTTTAATGCTGATCCTTCGGTATATCCAGCTTTTTTGATTTCTAGTCCTTGTACAGTACCATTAATCCTTACGGTAACATTAAAGTTATTGTCTTGAGTAACCTCTACGCTGTAATCTTCTAAGTAATGAGTAGGCTTGCTAAGAGCTAACCATGTATCCGTAATATCGAAAGTACCATTAGACTCACTAACATTAGTGGCTCTTACATGATTATACAAATAAATTTCTTCGTTTTGAGTTTTACTACCAGTAGCATTATTTTCATTAACATAGCTATGTTGGCCAAATCCATTATTATTATATGCTAAAAATACATGATTAATATTATTGTGTGGCATCTTAATGTGTTCTTCAACAAATCGTTTAGCATTATACCATGCAGAATCATTAAAGTTACGGGAAAGACCAGCAGCTTCTCCAGCATTGTATTGTCCTGTTGGTGCAGATAGTCCTTGTGCTCCTACTCTGTGAGTGATTCTGAATTGTATTAAATTATCTAACTTATTTAGTCCGGCTGGCCAGTCTTGGACTGTTGCGTTAGGATTATTATTCAATACATTTAAATGATAATATGCCGCATCTTCTACTGGCTCTATAGTCCACTCATCTGTGTAGCTACTAATGGTATAAGAATGAGCATGTGGTAAGGTAGCATTCTTTGAATGATTGCATTGTAGTTCCACAGTATAGTCTATTGTTTGAACCCAATTGTCTTCTGTTTTAGATATGTTATAACTCATCACCTTGCACATAAAACCTTTACCTAACCCATTTGGTGTCTGAATAGTATCATCCCACCAGAATCCAAACTTGCCATTCGAAACACCATTGGCTAGAGCTTGGCTATTATTAGCAGAACATGTGACGGTTAGTAGGCCATCTCTACTAAAAAGATGTCGTAATTGTTTTTCATCTTCTAAAAGACGATCTAATCCGGGTTTATGAGCTTGTTCACTTACTCCTTTTTTATATGCTGTGATTTTTCCTTCTAGTGTAATATTAATAGTTTCAGATAAGATATGTACATTAGCACTATCTCTATTGGTAGTTTTACTCAGATTAATGAATGGGGTTGGACCAAATTTATTTAGGTCTATCCCATCATACCATATCTTTGCTCCCATAAATTAAATCCTTAGCGAAAAATCACATTATGTGAATATTCTGTTTGGTACAATTAGTATATGATTAGCCAGATGTCCTATTCCTATATTATCTATTACACTAATATCATTACTTATATTGATAGATCCCCATGGTCCATTTGCACTAATTGGCATTTCAAAAGGAACAATGGGTAGATTAATAACAGATGGTATATTACGAATAGAACTAGATAAAGCATCTCTATTGGTAATATTGCCAGTTTGACCAAGATTACTTTCACCCCAAGAATACATTTTATTATCTGTTGACTTTATGGCAAATGATGTTATTCTGCCAGCATAAACTCGTTTCCAGTAATTACGACTATTATCATTATTGACGAAACCAAAGTCTACTTCATTAATGTCTATTTCGTTAGGATCGGCATCAACGGTTTTTGGAGAAGTATTAACTCTAGCCAATTGTCCGAAACTATTATCTCCCCAGGCCCATAGAGAGCCATAAGTTTCTATACTACTAAATTCTTTCTTGATGGCTAAATTATGATATGCCCCAGCTGCTATATCTAACCAAACGTCTGTTTCTACAGATCTGTTCTGTATATCAGAATAGTTATCTTGTAATACATACATTTTTAATGGTAGTGGAGCATATGGAATAATAACGCTCGACCTATTAGGAAGATCTTTTTCTGCAATGCTTCCTACAGACGGATAGCTTTCTTGTACAACAACTGCTTTGTACAATAGGGTCGAACTTTCTCCTAATCCAAGTTGTTTAAAGTCATTATCTCCCCAAACCCACATTTGACCCATCTCGTCTAAACCAAGAGTATGGAATCTGCCCAATGAAATTTTCTTCCATGCGAAACCTCTATTATAGCAATACCCGCGACCAGGAGGAGGATTAACTAATCTCATTTTGGTAGTCAGACCAATTAAAACTGTTGGCTTATTATTAACTATCACAGGCTCTTTATTATTATTAACCTTTTGAATGATACCTAATCCTAATTGTCCGTACTTGTTACTTCCGCATACAAAAAGTCTGCCATTAGTATCTAGAGCCATTGAATGAGATTCACCACCATATACCCTACTAAACTGCTCATATTCATAATTATTATCATTAGTAGACCATTCTGTATCTAAGAATCTAATAATAGATACATATTTGATGCTATTTATATCAATAGAATTAATATTTTCATGATCTATACGCAACTTAGTAACGCCATTGCTTGGTATCCATTCAACATTTAATACCTTAACTTTGTGTAATAATGCTGGACTAGAATTTTCAGTATATGCATCAAGCATTACTTGATTTTTATTAGTATTAGTCAAAATAGAACTAATATCTCCATAGATTGTAATTACAGAAAATGCTGCTTTAGTTGGAGTTACAGTAGGAGTAGCGGTGCCGGTATTGGTCTGTGTTGGAGTAACAGAACGAGTAGGAGTAACGCTAACTGTAGTCGAAGGAGTAGGACTATTCGTAGGAGTTTGTGTACGAGTAGCCGTTACAGTTACGGTCGATGTTGGAGTAGCCGTTAATGTACGCGTTGGAGTAGGTGTAGCAGTTGGTGTTGGGGTTTGATTTGGAGAAGCTGATGGTGAAGCAGTTATACTCACTGTCGGTGTTGATGTGAGTGTTGTAGTTGATGTTTGTGTGGCCGTTAATGTTGTAGTTGTAGTCGGAGTCGCTGTTGGAGTAGTTGTTAAGGTTGTAGTTGTACTAGGAGTAAAACTAATAGTGGGGGTCGGAGTTGGAGTTGCTAAGAATACATCATTATTGTCTACACAATATCTATATTCCTTATATGCCTTGATCTTTTTAGGAGTTGGATTAGCTAATAAACCAGGGTCTGTGTCAATTTTGGTCTTTGAAACTACAGTAGCAACAACATCAAAATCAATTGGCTCATAATCTTCCCATTGTATTCTGATGGTAGTAGAATTAAAAGCAGTTAAAGAGGGAGCATTGATCCATACTTTCGCAACACTTCTCTTATGAATATTTCCATCATAATAATCAATAAAAATTTCATCATTAACGGAGAATTCACTTCTAACGTCACCAGGAACAATGATATCATATAGGTCCAAATCACTAGAAAAAGTACCAATGCTATAGATAGGACGCTCTAAGTAATGATTACCTAATTGTCCATCAGAGTTTCTACCCCATGTCCAAATGTCTCCGTTAGAATCAAGAGCTATACCGTGCATGGCTCCTAGACTAACCTGTTCGAATGTTACTCCGGCCACTCCGGAGACTCTAGTGAACATAGACTTACTTTCAAAATTACCAATACCCAATTGTCCCCAGGCATTAACGCCTATGGCATGTAATGATCCGCTAGTATCAATAGCAACTGTAAAATTAGAACCAGCAGCTACGCTATCAAATTCAACAGTGTTATTGGTATTGTGATCTCTATAGTAAAGAATATTTTGATAATTGACTAATTTTTCATTAGTTTGTGCTGCAAGACGCGGTGGATCTAAAAATCTTTCATTCAATAAATGACTCATACCCAATTGACCATAAGAATTATCACCCCACACTAATGTATTAGATACTAATGCTGTAGGAGTTGGGGTTACTGTAGGTGTTCTTGTTTGGGTTGGAGTAAGTGTAGCAGTTATGCTTGGTGTGGGCGTTACTGTTGAAGTTAGGCTCGGAGTTAATGTAACTGTAGATGTTGGGGTGGGAGTGCTAGTTTTGGTTGGAGTAACAGTAATAGTTGAAGTTTGTGTTGGAGTAGGAGTTTGCGTATTTGTAGCGGTTAATGTCAATGTACTAGTTGGGGTCCTAGTATTTGTTGGGGTTTGTGTTTGTGTGCTAGTTGGTGTTCTTGTAGGAGTACTAGAGTATGTTGGCGTAGTAGTAGGAGTGCGTGTAGGATTAGGTGTTCTAGTAGGAGTTTGTGTTGGAGTAGCACTTAATGTTTGCGTTGTAGTCTGAGTTAATGTTGGAGTCTGTGTCGGTGTTTGTGTGGCCGTTGGTGTTGGGGTTATCAAAACAGACTGGCTAATATATGAATATGGTTGTATATTATTAAAAGGATTAGTGTTATTGGTTTGTCCCATAACCCAATAAGAACTAGGAGCATAGTTGCTATCTAATTGAGGGAGATAACCAAAAGTAATAGTGGCTCTATAGCCCAAGCCGGTAATATTGGGATTATTTGTGCCATTATTATTTGTAGTTAAATAAGCTACAACTCTATTATTGGCATCCAGCATGACTAGTTCTAATTCAGCATAAATAAGTTGACTATTAGCTGGAGTAGTATTAATAGCTAGTGAAATAATATTTTCATATGAATAAGTATAATTGTCATGAGTATCTGTAACGGTACCAACTAATGCGGTGCCCAATGACTGAGAAGCAGTTGTTCCAGTATCTGGATTCCTAAGAGTAAATTTTCCACTTACTCTGTAAATCTGTAATGGATATTGAATTAATTCATTGTAATTTGTTGCTATTCTCATTATTCATCCTTTAAAACTATAAAATACCCAGCTGTTATATCTGGTACAACAGCTTTGAAACGCGACCTTACGGCACTGTTAGGAGTGGTTCCTGTTCCCCAACCTGTACTGGTGCTAGTATACAATGCTGCTATTGTCGATCCATATTCATAATACGAGATATTTGTTGAATTTAATGTTGTTGCTATAGCAACATTAGTCGGCACACTGCTTGGGACAGTACCTATTATAACGGGGCCATTTCCAGCATTGCCTGATCCTCCAGTACCTAATAGTATGTCCTCTACGCCAGTCCAATTGGTTGGTAGATTTTGAGCTGTGTCTATAAAAGGATTCATGTGTAATTTATTATTAACATCATAAGCTATAAGCACACTACTACTTGCTGATAGCTTAGAATATGCCGTACTATTATCAATTAGTACAGGAGCAACAGATGATCCGCTTAGAGTCAATGTGCCCGTATTTACTTTGATGGTACCTCCAACCCAAACATTGCCTCCTCCCCAATAGCCAGATAAACGATATAATCCTCCGTCGCTCTTTATTCCATAGAAACCTCCAGCATTACCGGCAACTGATTGCCAAGAGTCGGTACTAACTCTAACAGGAGCAGTAGAGAAAGTAAAAGTACCGGCCGATCCAGCACCGGTTACTAATCTATTGTCTCCCCAAGCCCATAACGTATTATCTGATGCTGAAATCATATACAGAGTAGAAGTATATAATGTATTAGAATCGTATCCCCATCCTGCTACTGATGTAGCCTGAAGATTAACAGACGTGCCTATTCTGTTCCATGTCGTAGTTGATCCCAAAATAGAACTAGATGATATACCATATATTTTACCAGATTGAGATATGGCAAATAAATATCTTATTGCACCGGCAGATGTTTGTGGCGATCCAGGATTACCTATTAATTTTACAATGGTTTCACCAGCAGGATTGTTAATTATAGACGATCCTCCAAAAGTATTTGCTGATGAACATACTACTACGCCATTGGATAATAAAAATGCAGTATAGAAACGATCAACATAGACAGCCTGAGTAACTTTTGTATTTTGATTACCCGATCCTGTTTTAAGTGTCCCGACTGAGCCATAATTAAACTCATTCCATTGAGTCCAAATAGCTCCTGGCGTGGTTGGTATAGTTGATGAAACACTACTACGAGTACCTCTATAAAAGACTGCTGCTGATTTATCTATTAATGTAGCAGCTGCGGTGACTATGGGGTAGGCGTTATACGATCCAGAGACTATGCAACGATATCTATAACTATCAAAAGTAGTATTTAAGTTTGATAAATATAAAATATTATTTGTAGATCCATTGATATTGGACCAATTTATGCCACTGTCGGTTGAGACTTGCCATTGATAAGTTATTTGAGCATAGTTCGTGGCAGAAGCCGAAACGCTGAACGAAGCTGCTCCGGCTAAAGATTCAACGCTTTGGGGATTTGCAGAAATTGTTAGAATAGCACCACTCCTAATTGCAGCAGAACTATTGCCTCCAGCATATACAGACTCCCAATACGTGTCTCCATTTGCACTAATTTGAACAGGACTTGAGCTGTTAATATTTGTTCCATTTCCTAGCTGTCCTTGTAAGTTATTCCCCCATGCCCATAATGAACCATCAATTTTAATGCCTATTACGTGCGTGTTACCAGCACTAATGTCTAACCATGTTCCTGATAGTTGATATGGACTATTACGAGAAGTTGTTGTAGAATCTCCTAATTGACCAACGGCATTATTTCCCCAAACCCATAGTGATCCATTGGTTTTTAAAGCGGCAGTAAAACCTGCTCCGCAGACAACTTTTGACCAATCGCTACCAGCTACAGCAGTTGGAGCCGATGTATTTGTGTTGTTTCCTAAGCCCAGTTGCCCATCAGTATTTTGTCCCCATGTATATAATGTTCCACTATTATCAATGGCGGCCGAATGATTCTGCCCACATGCTACACTAACAATGTTTGTGGTTATCGTAACAAAAGTATTTTGAGAAGTATTATTGCCTGTACCTAATTGACCATTAGAGTTTAATCCGCAAGCAACCAAGGTTCCATCTGTTCTAACTGCTAAACTGTGATTTTCTCCAACAGCTATATCTTTGTAATCATTAGTATCCGATATTGCAGTCAATGAGGAAATGACTGTTGACGATGTTCCGAGTCCACACTGTCCATTAGTATTGTTACCACACGCATATAAGCTATTGCCATTACTATCAGATATAATAAACAAATTATGATTATATTTAGTTACTGCTTTTACTGCATTTAAAATATTGTTAGCAGAAGCTTGACCCTGGGTATTAATGCCAAAAGAATTAAGTATGCCACTAGCATTAATTAATATCGTATGGTTTTGTCCTAATGAAGCACTTCTGTAAATATTTGATGGATTGTTTCCGAATCTAGGAAGATTTGAAGAGCCAGTATAGCTTAATTGATCGTTATTATTAGAACCCCATAACAATAAACCACCAAAAGTATCGGCCACATTTAGTGTGGCGGCGTTACTCGTTACAGGATTTGCTGCTGTATTGGACGAAACAACTACTCTATATTGATCATTATCAGATGATCTGGTCAAATTAGTAATAGTTAATGTGGTAGAGCTACCAACTCCGGGAATATTAGTGAAAGTAGCTCCGCCATCAGAACTTCTTTGCCATGTATATGTTAAATTATATAGAGTGGAACCAAGAGAAGGTATGGATGCTAATGTATAAAAAGTTGCACTAGCATTGAATGATGTGACGTTCTGTGGTTGCAAGGAAATAACAATTTGTGGAGCCGTGACAATGAGTGTTCCAGCGGTAGTGGTTTGGCTAGTAGCTCCGCCATTTCCAGAGACTATTACACGATACATACTACCACTATCTGCTACTGTTAAATTACTCAAGTTTAGCGTACTACTATTAGCTCCGGATATATTGCTATAAGTTGTTCCGCTATTAGTACTTTTCTGCCATTGATAAGATAACGTGCAATAATCTGGAGATACATTTGCTTCTACACTAAATGCTCCTGATGTTCCTGATGTAGTCAAATTTTCCGGATCGCTAGTGATTGTTATCTGGGCTGTTGTAACAGACAATACAGAATTACTACTGTTAACCGGGGTCGGAGTTGATCCTCCACCAGAGGCTACTCCACTAATACGAACTCTATAAAAAGCTCCGTTATCAGATAGCTGGGGGTTTGTAATGGTATAAGATGAGGTTACAGCACCAGAGATATCGTTCCAATTACTACCACTATCGGTGCTTTTTTGCCATTGATACAATAAAGTTATAGATGATGGTACTGCTACGGCGGTAACACTGATTGTTCGATTAATACCTATAGCAGTGAAGATGTCTGATACTGGTTGACTTGTAATATTAATACCAGCTGGTAGCGGAGGTCCGCTGTTTGATGGAGTCTGAGTGTTGGTGGGCGTTACGGTCGGAGTGGCGGGAATACCGGCATCGAACCAGAAGCGAGCATTAGGATAATGATCTATACCGGGAGCCGGATAATTGTTACCAAATAATGGATATGAACCATCTTCTGTTGTGGATGGCCCTTGACGTCCTTTTGGCTTTCCATTGGCAATCCAATTTACATAGCGAGCTATATCACTCCAGCTTACATAGCTGATGGTTCTACTAAGATGTTCTGGTTGATTAGGAAAACAAGAAGTAGCACCAACAACACATCCATCTACGCTATATACATAAAAGAAACCGTCGTAATCTTTATTAATTCCACAAGCTTTATCTTTTTCCATTTGTGGTTTCCACAACATATGTGGATCATCGTATTGTGCTACGCTATTTAAAAATTCTACCCAGTCAGCAACAGTAATAGTTGTCCTATATGTACCGAATGTTTCTTCGTCCCTAGAAACTATAGTATAGTTGACTATATTACGATGTCTATCAATATTACGAGGAGTAGGAGTAACTGTTGGAGTTGGAGTAGCAGTACACTGTAAACTAGAACATGATGTATTTTTAACGCAAATAATTTGTCTTCTTAACTTAGTAGTTGTCAATTCGCTATATGGACCGTCAGAAGATATTCCATAAAATTCTAAGTTAATAAGATAATGGTTATTTGGATTGTCCCTTAAATGTACAATTATATTGAGCGTTTCAGAAGTGCCGTCGGCTTTAAATTCTCCTTGAGATGGATGGAATATGGCCTTCCCAGCATTCATTAGGCTGAGTTTATATTTGTAGGTTGTGCCAGGAACAAGATCAACCAAATCTATTATGGCTGAAACTTCAAATGGACACTCGCATTTGTTTACAGTAATTTCTTGCATTTTTTAGAATCCTATGCTGTTATCTAATAATACCCCAATCAGGGTGTTGGATTTTGACCACAATCCGGAATATAAACACACTCATATATCCACTGCCAACATTCCTGTCCTGGTCCAATGCTGACTATTTTTTTGCCAGCCAATAACGGAGTCATACAGTCAGGGCATGTGGGAATAACTTCTGGCTGCCAGCAGTCTATAATTGGCTTCGTTGGACTAGGAGTGGGTGTTGGTGTTGGACTACTCCTAGGGGTATCTGTGGGCCTATTGGTTGGAGTAGGAGTCATCTGAGCCGTGGTGGTACTAGTTGGGGTTTGTGTTGGAGTAGCTGTACGAGTAGTTGTAGTTGTTGGGGTAGTGGTTATTGTACTAGTTGGAGTTCTAGTTGGTGTGCCAGTAGGAGTTCTTGTGATTAAGTCCTTAAAGCCTACCTCAAAACATCTGTCTAATCCAACAGGAGGAGAACTAGGGGTTGGTGTTGGTAGTGGTTGAGATCCTGTGCTTGTATCTTTGATTGTGAAAATTTCTGATCTTGATATTAGACTTTGATATGCTGAATCAGAGAAAAATTCTATTTGCAATAATTCGCTACCTTCTGTTATCTGATCAGAAGATATCTTTAATTCTAAAGAACCAGTAGAAGACGTTAAATTAATCTTTCCTCCAATTATTTTTAAATCAGTATCCTGAGCCGTAGCAATAGATCCAGTAGCATTGGTTCCGTCATTAAGTCTAGGATTAGTAGCAATTTTCCAATATATTGCTGAGCTAGTAAAATTACGAGCTGTAAGATTTAGCGTTAAAGTTTGACCTTCGTTAATTTCATTCGATAATAAAACAGATGGAGTACCATCAACAAATGATTCTACTTCTATGAAAGGTTGGGGCGCAGCAACCGTTAATGAGTACTCACGAAAAATACTAGTAGCATTAGCACTAGATATTATAACTTTGTACATGTTTCCATTGTTTTCCAATGTCAATCCGGTCAATGACAAAGAGCTAGATGATGAGCTTGGTATATCAACATATGTTCCTGAAGATGGAGTTTTAATTTGCCATTGATAATTTAATGCTTGAGAAGGAGTTACATTAGCAGTAACAAACAAAGTGGGAGCGCTATTTCCTGTTTGATATACAATATCATTTGCAGAACCTCCTGTTATTGTAATAACTGGAGCGCCTATAGATAGCGTTATTTCTCTACTGCTAGATGTTACGGCTCCTGTTGAATCAGTTATCACAGCCCTATATTTATCGCCATTATCTGCAAAGGTTATATTAGTAAGATTCAATGAAGCGGGACTGCTTGTTCCTGTAGCTCCATTAATGTCTGTCCATATAGAAGAACCGGCTTCTTGTTTTTGCCATTTATAAGATCCTGTACCATTAGTAATTGTCCAGGGCTCGTTGATAGAGACTGTTGTGCCAGACACTGGCAGAGAAATATCTACCGTACCATTGGTCCAGTTGACCGCTGTTGGAGCTAAACCATCATCAGCATAAAATTCAGAAAGAGACATTGTAGAATTTAGAATATTATTACCAGTACTAGTAATGTTTCCCTCTAAGAATAATGATAAGCAGCCCTTAACTCCTCCCCATAGACTGTAATAGTATCCATAGTATCCTCCTCCAGCAGATGCTCCGCTATAAACTCCTAATCTTATCTGTCCGGCAGTTACTGGCGTAGATAGTTGGTATATTCTAGTACCATCAATACTATCGCTGCCAGTGTTTGCAAGAGTATCAATCAGAGTTAATGTTGGAAGAGTTATCCAGTTTTGGGCGGTTGGATCAACAGTATATTGTGCATAAGAGCTTGTTAGAATAGAGGTGTTGTTTCCTGGCTTTACTCCTATATAACTAATGAGTCGTGAATTTCCAAATGAAGTCTTTACATATGGTGGGTAGGTGGTCGTCGCGACCGCTGTTTTTAGCGCTGTGGAGCCAAAATTATTAGTAGCTGGATCTCCATACAAAATGTACATAGCTCTATTTCTTGGAGATGTTGCTTTGTAAGCTATATCATGTTGTCTTTGTGGTTGCGAAGTTGTTCCAATTAAGCTTAATTTAATGTAACGTATTTGTCCTATACTAGAAGGCATTGTAATGCTTAGGTCAAGATTTTTAGATAGTGGAGTATCTATAATATTGTCTTGAAAATCTAGAAAACCACCACCGGTTATACTATACTGTATTTTGTATCTTGCAGTAGGAGAGTAACCTAAAAATTTAGGATTATCTGACGGAATCAATGATGGAAAACTATCCCCGCAATTATTATTTGGTTTTGAAATCAAATATTCTAGCTCTCCAGATGAGCTATAAAATCCACTATCTCCTGCAATCAATTTGGTTGGTAGTGTTCCATTAACAGCTAAATAAGTAGGATCTGGAGATTCTGATGTTGAGAAATTATATATTCTAACAGAAGCAAATATGGAGTTGGTTCCAGCTAGAGAAATTATACCACCAGGATATTCTAATGCTGTTTGGCCTTTAATTCTTAAAGTTTGAACAGTTTTAAGTGATCCTAAGTCCATAATTATGCCGGTGTCTGCTGTTGCTGTATATGTTCTTGAAGATCCATTAAAAACAGCATTGGTTGTTCCGCTAAAAATCTTAGTTGTACTAGTTAACACACTAGAATTATCAGACAATAACTCAAAAGATGGAGCAAGATATGCTGGGTCTACGCTTGTTCCCTGAGATAATGTATAAGTAGCATTAATTTTCATTATATTTACTCCACCGATCTAACTATAGGTTGTGATAGCCTAAATGTAGGGGACTGAGGAGGCGAGTCACAATCAACATATATGCTTAAAATATCTTTATCAATATTTGTAGCACCAATATTTAATGAAGATACTATTGTAAAAATATTATTATTTGTATTATTAACAAATTTTACCTTAGCATAAATTGAACGATTAGGCAGTTGATTTTTATTTAAATAGAAGTCTTGATTTACAAATATAACATTTGTATCTTCAGAATCTAAATGAACGTGGTAGTCTGTATTTTTTTTAAGATTTGTGAGGTTTATAACCACGGAAACTATAGCTGTATAGTCTTCTTTGCATGTGCCGGGTTTTTGATCTAGTCTTATGGCCTTAACATTATTGTCTATAAAATTTACTTCCTGCTTGTTGATATTAAAACATTGTTCAATATCAAATGCTATTCTTTCGAATTTAGTTGATGTAGGAGTGCTTCCTGTAGAATACCATACAAAAGGAAGGGTTTGGTCTTGTCTGGGAATAACAATATATCCCTCTTCTCTTTTCAAATAAGAAATTTGATTCAGAACATCGTTTATGCGAACGTGTCTATTAGAGATGTATGCGCCATTACTAGTTGTTGTATAAATTTTATCTATTTTAGTAAATAGGTTGGTTAGGTCTTCTAAAAATATCCATTCATCATTTTGAGTAATATAGGCTCCTTTACCATCAATCCATACATAGACATTATTAGGCAATACCGATATAGGCTCAACAAATATATTTGGTTTAGGAAATACTACTTCTATTTTAGTTTCTGTACCTTCTTTGGAAACTTTACCTCCGGATAAAGTTATTACTGGTGCCGAAGTATATCCAGCGCCCTCGTTGGTTATTTTAATAGATTGAATAGTTTTAGGATCGCTATTTAAAGTTACAGTTGCTGTGGCTCCTTTGCCGCCCCCTCCAGTTATAGTTACTGAAGGGGCTTCGCTATACTCTACTGTTCCTAATGTAATTTTTAGATTATTATCAGATAAAGGAACTCCAACATCTTTTATGACAAAATCAGTTAGGCCACGAGGAGTAGACGAAGCATCAAGAATATAGGAAAATTTTAATGGCCTATCTTCACCAGTATATTCAACAATTTGTATGCTTTTTGATATGATTTCTTCGGTTAGCATTATAATATGGCCTATATTAAAAAATTTGTGCAACTACAATTAGTATACCCCATTAGATGGGAGAAGCTGTTGGAGTAGGTGTTCGTTTAGGATACGTAATTCTTGCGTTTGTTGGTGTTGGTGTTGGCGTGGGATCGGGTTCACAGTAATTTTCATCACAAATACTTAATGTAATATAAGCTATAGATGAAATATTAGTATTCAAATTTGTTAGTTTAACATACACAGTAGAGCGTACTTTGTGCTCTGTGGAAAAATATGTTCCAAATTTTTGTGTAAATTTACCAGTTGACAAGTATCCAACTTGTGGTTCAAAAAATTGATCATTTTGACCATCTGTATCTCTAGGAGATAGTTCTCCTTTATCAAATAATCCAAATTCATAATAATAGTCACCATCCAGCAATAATGATGATGCTGTGACCGATAGATATCTCTTAACACATCCTTCACATTCGTCTACTTTGAGATAATTACCATCATCAAATGCAACGCTATGAATTGCGGGAGTCGGAGTGACAGTGGGGGTTGGTTGAGGCATATTAATAACTTTAGTGAGATTGAAACAATAATTATCTTCAGAAACTACTACTCCTGTAGTAGCATCTGTTAGTTTAAAGAATATATCATAATGTCCATTATAAGTAATGTTAATAATATGATTAATATATGATGAATCTGGCAAGCTGGCGACAGTTTGTTTTTTGGTTTCAATAACATACTTTTTATTTTTGATTGAATATTCTGATTTGTGTAATTTATCCAAACCAAGATATCCATTGTATACATATAGATCATCAATTGTATATTCAGAATTGACAATCCAAACTATAGAGCCCTCGCGCAATCCTCCAAACTTATTAGAAGCTACTGTTGATGATGATAATTGAAACTGAGATGGCCCACCAATAGTTTTTGGAGGAGAAGCAAAGTCAGACTTAATAAGATTGATTTTTGCAGCAACATCTACGTATTCTGGATCTGGGCAGCCTATTATATCAAGCTCCAAGATATAATCTTTAGGGTCTGACGATGCTCCAAGTCTTGAAGTCAAGACCACAGGTTGATATGTTTTAGAATTTAGATTTAAAGAATATGCTGGTTCATTATGATCCGCATCTTCTACTGTCAATCCAAGATTAATAAAATTATGTTTAGTAATATTGCGGTCTACAACAATAGACGGTAACACATCATCATTGTATGTATACCAGACTAATGGTAATTGTGCTTGTGTTTTACAAACAATTATAACTCCTTGTCCCGGCATGATGCTATGTAGTTGATTTAATGAATTACCTGGCCCAAAAAAGCCTCGATATGATACTTCTCCATCTTTATCATCTATGGCATAAATCTTATCTACTGCATTTAAAAAGGCTGATTGATATCTAACTAAATTAGTTCCATTAAATAAATATAAGCCGTTTTCTTTCACATCGGTTTGATTGTTTAAAAGAACCAAATCATTCGTTACAAAAGTAGCAAAATTACCAGCTACTAAATCAATATTTTTATCATATGTATAATCCGCAGATAGTCTAAATGGCTCTGAACCTTTATATTTTGTAATTAATCTTGGTTTACTAATATAGTGTGTTTGTAACATATTATGCAGCTTCTATTTTAAGGAGACCTAATGATTGATTATTGTATAATCCAGCCTTGAAGTTTCCAACTAGCGCTTTGAAGCCCGTAGAGTCTTTGAGAATAAATTCGAAATTACTGTCCATATAATCTCCTACGATAGTAACTCTTGCTATTTCTGTAAACGTTGTGTTTGGCGATGGCGCATAAGAGAATGAGAAAGAGATAGGAAATCCTTGATTTATAGTTGTCAAAGGATTAAATCTTAATTCGTTTTCTTTATTAGTTGACAAAGTAATGCCAAATAACGACGAGGAGAATATCTTGTCTGGATATGTTTCTGGTACAGAAATAACTGCCGCAAATGTAGATGGTGCTGGCTTGCCTACGCAGACCATAGTCCCAGGATAATATACAACTTGACCAGAAACTAACTTGGTATATAAATTGCCGGTCATAGCATTAAGAACCAATTCTCCAACGGCAAGATCATCTGGACATGGATGATTGAGGGTGGTTTCGTCTCTCTTTAAGATAATTCTATTGGCAAATGGGACAAATCCTTGTGCTACAGGAACATAGTCCGGTAGCGGTGGTGCAGTAGGTGGCTGTGGTTGAGTAGGGTTGCTGTTGTCGAACTTGGGAACTATATTTGTATATTTTGTAAATGGCATAATATCACCTAATTATTGTCCAGGGGTGGGTTGTGGTTCAACACATACGTTAGTGTTACTATTGCACGAGCCCCTAAACTGAACTACTCCTCCATCAATACTATTAAATCTATTCAATGTGTCAACATGCATTTGTTGAGCATAAACAGTTCCATACATACTAAAGTTTGCAAAGATTGGCTGCAATTTTTCTGGATTAGAGGCGCTAATCGGTAGCTCTGGCTTATCTCTGTATTTAACCAGAGATAACGGACGAGGCATATCATTATTAAAGACTAAATGTTTAGTAACGCTATTATTATTATTTAATGCTACTACGTCTACATAGCCAAGATTACTGCCAGAGACCAGTCCATTATCGCTGTATAACAATGATTGATTTTTAATGATAACATTATTATTTTGGTCTTTTTCTCCCAACATTAAGCCATCAGTATATGTCAAACCTCTAATCGAAAAATCTGCATAAAGCGGCACTTTATCCTCTGCCGTGACTACAACACCGCCTCCAACAACATCAACTTTCTTAGCTAGCTGTCTCTTAATAACTCTAAACTTGAAGTTACCATTACTGATTACTCCTCCTGTGCTTCTTATTATGTTCCCAATTTTATCTTCAATCATACCAAGGTTAATAGCTTTGAAAGAAATTGTGATTACTTTATCGTCTATAGTCTGCACACTAGCTTTGATATCCTGATTATTATCATAAATAATCTCTATCACATCGCCAGTAACTACGTCTATATTGTCTTCGGCAACAGTTAATGTGTTGTCTTCTTCATCATATGAACCGTCTAGATATTGCCCATTAACATTATAGTTATAGTATAAAGAACTATTAATATTTTTTTCTAAAGACGGGCCTATATTATTAATACTTCTGGTTTCATATCCATATATGAAAGGCTTGTTGCTGTTAATCTGTATACTATTAGTTGTTGTATCTGCGTATAATAAAGTTGGCACCGCAGTACCTGACTTGGCTCCGTTAATAGCAAAATTAGTAAATTTACCATTTGCATTAAATGTTGTATCAATAAATTCTCTATTGCTAATAACAATATCAGGATTTGTACCGGGGAAGTTAAATGTCAAATATCCACCGATACTCTGAGAAATTATGGCAACATTACGTAATTCATTGCTAGAGTCTAATAGATATGATGCTTCAGAGACATTCGTTAATAGTTTATCTAAAACGACACTAGTTCTCGAATATCTACCATTGATTGGTTCAGTCAATGCAACAGTATAAAGCCCTATGACTCTTGCTCTTTCTATGGTAGACGTGCGGACAATTTGATTCTGAACTGTTGTATCATACTTATAGTAAATACGAACTATATCATTGATATTGAATCTGCGAGTAGCGTCACCATCAATGACTACTTCTGTCGTTCCAGACTCTGGATTAACATCTACAATTCCCGCAAGGGCATTAGTATATCCATAATAGAATAGGTTCTCTGTACCATCAATATTCATTTCGTTAGGATTGGTTGGCAGAGATGACTCATTGAAATCATTACTGAAATTGTCTGTTCTATTAGGCAAAGGATTCTTTGCGAATAATAAGCTATTACGAGTTACTCCACGTAATCTTAGTACCGGATTGGCTATGGTAGTTTCATTAGAAACATTAACCGTGTCTCTGTATAGTCTAGCGCTATCTGACTCTAGTCCTTCTAGTCCTAGATTCCCAACAGAACTAATTGGGTCGAGCACCCCCTCCGTTAGAACAACAGTAGAATCAGATGTTGACTGGGATGATAATGTATCATTTGTTGTTACTGTACCACCTAATGGTGTCCATGTGGCAAAACCGTATGCATCGGACATCAATACCATGCCTGATGTAGTTTCATATATTGGTTTGCCTTGACTATCTACAGCTTCTACTAATTTCCCTTCATTGTTGGTAGTGTAAGCTCTGCGGAAACCTTGACCTATTCTAATACCGCTGGCTCCTATCCATCCTCTTACGGTCAAATCAGCAAAATTTATACCGCTTTGTATTGGATCGCAAGGTTCACAATCAGCAGCTATTTTTGTTGGAATCCAAGCCGGTCTATCTGTATGAATCATAAACGATCCATTAGATGCATTAAAATAGAATGCTGGAACAGTTGTTAAGAACGGGAAGTTGGAGTCTTCTCTACCTAGTCCTGTTTTCTTCCACGAAACATACTGAGAAACATCGCCAAACAAGAACTTAGAAACTTTATCTTGTGGATACTTGGATCCTGTACCATAAATAACAAAATCTACTTCTTCTCTGTTCAAATTAAAGGCTGTCGGAACAGTTCTTTGAATAGTAGAATATCTGAAATCAATTGGCTTGGAACCTTGTCCTCCTGTAGTATCAGAAGGATCATAATACCACCAGCTTTGATATGTCCTACTGATACTGACTCCGGGAACAGGAGCTGCCGTACCTCCTGACATCGGCCTTATGACATCATATTGAGCACCAACTAATTCTTCGTCATATGGAGCCATATATGGAGAAACTAGCTCATCATAATTATACTTATACTTTGGTCTCAAATAACTATTTTGACCAGCAAGATCCTTTTTAGGAATTGTAGATAATACGATTTGAGGGGCAGATACTCCACCAGGAAATAGTTTATTATCGACATCAACATCCTCGCCCCTATCTAGTTGTACGGGTTGTGATAGTTCTGCTTTTCTTCTGCCGATAACAAATAACGACTGCTGGGCCTGTCCAGCTTTTTCTAGATTTAGTCTAAGGTTTGAGCTACTAGAAGCTAAAGCTAAATCAGCAGATGGTGTGCTGTATGCTGTGGATTCTGGTATAAAATATAGTGCATTATATTGACGAGGAATAAAATGACTATCATCAGAAATTTTCTTTTCTTTAGCTAGATCTATTAGTCTTTGAATATAATCTATCTTACCAGGATTAACCTGTGGAAGTCTCTGTACCTCTTCTAGAGGATAGCCCATTACTGAACGTCTATGCTCATCAAGAGTCATGATAGCATACTTATCAACATTCATGTATTGGTCAAAAATTAATCCACTTCTACTGACATTACATCCTGATGGCTCATATGTGTATGTATTAACTTGCCACTCTTTATTTTGTACAATAGTTGATAAACTAATTGGTTGTACTTTTCCACCAGTAGCTGGGGTGCCACTATAATATACTAATGTTCCGGGATATCCGCTAACATCCACCCTGACACCAGCGACCCATTCGGCGTTACCTTCAGAATCGTAAGAAGATAAGAAATATCCAGGAGCTGCACCGCTACTCATTTGTAGATTTGATGCATAGACGCCGCTGGTTATAACAGAATCGGTTGATTTAATTATACCAGCCACGTCTAAATGATAGGATGGATAGCTTTTGTTAATACCGATGTATCCGCTTCCATTTGAAATAATAGATAATACAGGCTCTTTCTCTGTACTGTTGTTAAGAACATGTAAAGAATTATCAATAGTATCTGCATTAAATATTAATCCTCTTAGATAAACACCAGTACCTATTTTTTCTCCTACTGTTGTTACCGTTTCTGGAGGAGTAACATTGGGATCAACTACTATAGATGATGATGCATCTTTTTTGCCTCCCAAGTCAAAAATTTTGATAATGTTTTGATCATATCCTATCTTGATAGAATTAGGATCTGCATTCCTAATATCAAAACCAATAGCTCCCTGGAATAGTCCTGAAGCATCTGGATATAAAGGCTCAATGCCTACAACTGTACCATTAGCATTTTTAATGAATCTTAAAGGATGATATGTTTGATTATTATGTCCCACTAACAATCCAGATACTGCTACAACATCTTTAGGATTCTTCCAATCGATACCCATTTGATTAGAATTACCCATAACTACGCTGTACGGAGAACCGATAACTAAATTACCACTACCAGCTATAACGGTAGAACCGTCTATTTTATGCTGAATGGTAAATTGTAACGTCTCTGGAGTTTGTGTTGGGAAATAGTTTTCAATAAATTGATTGATGGAAACTGGATTAACTAAAACTTCTTGTTGATTAATGGTTACTGTATTATCAAAAAATACAGCCTTAAAGCCATTAACAATTTTTGGATCATTGGTAATTCTGCCAATATATGTTGATAAAGGTATATCATTATAATACAGTTGGACAGATGCCTGATTGCCGCTTGAGAACTGCCAAGTCACATCGTTGTCTAATAATAAGCACTGATAAGCTAGACTATAATATCCACTGCCAGTTGGGTTGCTTGAATAACCTGTAAAGTCTAGTCTGTTTTTTGTGTCATAAATATCAGAGATGTCACCTAGTTCACGTTGACCTTTTCCTAGTACGGTATTTCCTCTTCCAACAACAGAGGAATCTCCGTTCATCAATTGGTTGTCATTACCAAAAACATCAGTATCTCCTGCGCTTACATTATTTATACCAAATATATTATTTTGAAAGCCTATACCAATATTATTTTGTCCTAATGTATTAGCTCCAGATAATCCTCCTACATTATCAAAACCAATATTTACTATGTTATTAAAACCACTACCCGCAAATCTTTGACTAATAACTATAGAATTATCTCCTCCATAAATATTATCGCTGCCTATGATAGTATTATTATATCCGCTGATAGAATTATTATGTCCAACAACAACTCCAGAAAAACCTATAATATCATTTTCATTACCTATAACAGATACTGGTCTAGAATAATTGTTGATAACTTCTTGCTGTTTAGTTTGAGATAAGATAATAACAGAATTATTATTTGTAGATAATGCCGCTACCGGCTGTATAATCAAATCCGTATCGCTATCGTTTGGAATGTATACTGACTGTATTACTCCGGATCCCAAAAGGGTCCCGTCATTTCCATAGTATAAAATAGTATCACTAACTCTATAGTTATTAATTTGAGTAGCAAAATCTACTCCTACAAATTTAGTTCCATTATCCGATACATTAAAACTAACAGATGGGAGCGTAAAGTTATAACGATTTTGTATAGTATTGTTTGTTCCAACCAACAGATTATGCAGTGTTCCTGATGATAGTGAATTATTTTGTCCAAAAAGATTAGCATAATAAAAATCAGATTCATCTAAGGTATTTTTGGCCCCATAAATAGTAGTATTTGACAGCTCTCCAGAAACTGATGTATTAGAACTAACAATCACATTTCCAGAGCCAGATATTTGATTATTATTACCTAGTAAGAAGTTATCATTGCCTTCAGATACTAAATTGCTACCCACAGAAATAGATGAGTTGCCACTGCTAACAATGTTTGTGCCGAATACAAGATTATTGATTCCCGATGATTGTAAATCTGAACCATGCAGTATGCTATTAAGGCCTGTGGCTATAATACTATTGCCAGAAAGAACATTATTTTCTCCACTAGCATTTATGTTGGAGCCAATAACTGTATTTTCTATTCCATAGATGGTATTGTTGGTTCCAACTATTGTTGACAGTGTTTGTATTCCAAAATTACGATTGCCGATAACCACACCACTGATAGATGTTAATTCATTATTATTCCCGATAATAACGCTATCCAAAGTACCTGAACCAATAGTATTTAATGAACCATTTAACATTAATGCCCTAATACCGCTTCCCGCATTACGATTACCGAATACTACGACTCCGCTCGCGTCAAATGTGTTAACATTGCCAATAACTGTAGAATAGTCTGGTCTAAAGTTAGTATTGATAATATCAGAAATAGACTGTGTACGAATATTATTGAAATTACCAAAAACAGATAAATTATTGCCACTGGCATTACTGTTACTGCCAATAGCGATTAAATTATTACCAGATATGGTGCTATCACTACCGATGATAAAATTAGCATTGCCAAAATAACCCACAGCAACATTATCTTCAACCTTTATCCAGTTTGTTGTTTGCGCAATATAGTACCCATTTATTGTAGAGTTATTAGTAACCTGTACAATGTCTCCAGCTTGTAGATCATCTAGATCATTCCACTCCAAACCAGACAGAGTACTTATATTGGGTTCCGATAGAGTATATCTCACACTATTTTTGATAAAATCAACACTATTATCAGAACCGATAACATATACATTGCTAACACTATCTATAGTATTATTGTTGCCTAATACTTTGCCTCCAGACATAGATATGAGTTCATTATTCTTGCCTATAACAGCAGAATCTATAGATTTCTTGATGTCGTTATTACCGATAACTAAATTTGCTAAATCAAGAGAGGTCACATTGTATGGAGAACCAGAAACATCAACATTAACCAAAAATTGTCCACTAGAAACTCCTTTATTTGGATTCAAAATTTTAGATTGAACCTGAGCATAGTTAACAACATTTCTATTACTATTTCTAGCAGACATATTAAAGCTGCCACCGACACTCCCAACCTGAGGCACAACATCAGGATTATTAAATAATGTTAAGGCCACTCCAGCAGCGCCGCAGTTGCCTTCGAAAACAGCACATCTGCCAACCATATGGAAATTAGGTGACGATTCATACAATGGTAAGCTTTGAGTATTTATAGATACTTTACCGTCTTTAGTTAGGGCAAAAAAGTTTCCATTATTCAGCCTAATGTAAAACGGATAGATTCCAGAAGCCTTGTTCTGAGAAGCGCTAACCACCAGATCAGCATTAAGGACATTATTAGTATCTCCGAAATATAATGTCTTAGAAGGATCATCCCAATATACTTTCCCTCCAGATATAGATCCGGCATTATTAAATTGTACTGCTTTATTTAATCCTCCAACAAAAGAAGCTGTTCCTTCACCACCAAATAATTCTGTAGAAAATAATTTATACCATTGTCCACCAGATGTTCCCACCAATTCCACATATGTACCTACTCCTGTTACAGAAATAGACGATACGGTATTATTGCTATTTAGAACAATAGAGTCAGTGCCAGAAGCGGCTATTGTTAATGAGTCTAATCCATTATATTTACTAGATAATAAAAATCCATACTTGACATTTTCTGTTAATATATTTGCTAATGGCAATCTTACGGTTCCATTACCACTTAACGAAATGATATAATCTGATGTTTGTAATTCAGGAGTAAATAATGCTGTATTCGGTTTAAGCAGTAGCTGGTTAGCAGAAACGCTATGGTTGATAGATATGTCGTTGAATACTGAAGCTTCGGCGTATACTCCAGAATTAAGTGTCCCATACTTTGAAATGGTGCGTTCAACTTCGAGAGATCGTACGCCAAATTCATTAATAACATATCTAGCTATAACAACTGCAAAAGCCGACTGTGCCGTTTGTTGTAGTTTTACATACAGCCTATCGTTATTAGTAACATTATTTAAAAATGGCTTGTAGCCAGATAGTTCTAAACCAGATTGTGTAAACGAAACGTTAGTGGGGTTGTTGGACGAATCCAATGAAACTATTCCAAGTTCTCCAACTAAATCATAAAATTTGATAATGCTCATATTATTAAACTTTCAATATCATTTTGGTTTAAAGTTGAAACTACCTTCTGACTGCTTATTCATATTCTCAAAGGCTCTATCTACTTCACCTCTAACAAGCTCCTTAACTTTTTCTTCCATATTATTGAAAGTAGCGGTTCCATTAATATTCACGTTTACCTCATGTTTTCCTGTAATGTTAATAATTGGTGGAACATTAAGCTTGGATAAAGTTTCCGCAAATTGAGTGAACTTGGTGGTAAAATCTCCTAAAGCTGTTAAGGCGGTTTCATCCAGTGTAATATTGCCAATATTTAATCCACCTAGAGCTTCTCCAAAAGCAGTAACGCTAGTTTCAAACTGTTTAATAGCGGTCAATGTAGCGCTATCAAAGCCCATACTATATGAACTAGATACACCGCCAGAGGATCCACCACCTTTATTTTCTCCACCACCACTAAAATACTTGGGATTAATTACTCCTCCGCGACTAGCATAACTAACAATCTGACCAGTGGTATTATTTCCATTATTAATGGCTTCTAAAATTGGCAAGTATCTTTGAGTGGAGTCTCTATTGATAACAAATTCGCCGGGGGTTAACATGGCTGGAACAGTATCTGTTCCTTTAGGAGACCAATTTACAGGAGCAGCGCCTCCATCAGCACGATAAATAAGCCCTCCCTTGGCTTTATTGACTGCATTTCTTGTTTCTTCTTCTGTGCGTGGAGCTTCTGATGGAGGTACCTCAGCTTGATTAGGAGCATTTTTTGCTGCCTGATTAGCTACGTCTTCTGCGGTTTGCGGTTTAGGCTGAGACGCAGCCTGAGCTTCTTTTTCTTGAACAGCCTTTTCTCTCAATAATGCCTCAACAGTATTTGTAGTGCCAGCTTTTCTATTCTTATTATAATAAAATCCATACAAAGTGGGTTGTGCATATGGCATAAGATTTTCATCGTATATTTCCTGTAATCCAACCATTCCTGGACCACCTTCGCCATCGACAGTTAGGCCAGAGAAATTAGTAAATGCTTTATTAGCTGGCTCATAATTCATCTTCATTTTATTCCATAATTCATTACCTTTCTCAGTAAATACTCTTGGTAATGCATCAGGAGATAAATTATTATCGTAAAAATCTAAAACTTGTTGTGCGGTAGCTTTCATCTGATCGCGTTTTTCAAAATCTTCTGGTGCTGTCGGAGATACGCTACCAACAAATTGATTAACAAGGCCAACGAAAGCATTTTTATCTTTTAATGCCCCTATAAATGTTTCAGCATTAACGTCTGTCGGTGGAGTGATTTTTGCTTGGGTAGCCATAGCCGTTAAGGAAGAGATCAAACCATTCACTGATGGAACTACAGCAGGTTCAAATAGCTGCTCTCCTTCGCCAGCAACTGGACGCATCAAAAGATCATCTCTATCCGTTAAGAAATCTCTTAGTGATATTAATTGTGGAGAATATTCTTCCCACAAACCAGCCCACCCAGCTGTTCCCGGATCTTTACTTTGTGTCCACTTTCTTGCATAAGTATCTGCATTTTTCCATAAAATATTTCCCAAAGTTTCTCTATATTTAGGTTCATAAACTTTACTGTCGTCTAAAAATTGAGTTAATATATCGTCTATTGTTTCTGGAATCTGTATGTCTTCTGTTCCTGTTGCTGTAGCAACCTTCATCATCATCATGTCAGGATCTGCTGTTTTTCCAGCCATAAACTCTGAAGCTTTTTTCTCTGATCCAAAAGCAGCGAAGTTAGATTGTAATAATGCCATTTGTTCAGAGCTTATTTTGGCTAAATTATTGCCTGTCACTAATTGTTTAAAGCGTTGTGCTGTGCGTACTTGATTAGCAAATCCTAAGATATAATCAACAAATTTTGGATCCCTAACAACTTCTGGAACATTCCAAAACTTTTTAACTAGCTCTTTGCCTGATCTTTGATCTGTTTCTTTTTCTTTGAGTAGATATTTTTCTAGATTACCAGATTTAGAAAATAACGTATAAAGTCTCGTGCTTGCTTGTCCAATAGATGTTCCTTCTGATATTGGTCGTTCAGCATCAGATGCTAGTTGACTAAAAAATCTGCCAGCGCTCATATATTGACCAAGCGCTCCTTCAGAAGCTAAAGTCTCAACTTTTTCTCCTTGATTTTTATCGTAAGCTTCCTGTTCCAATTGCAAAGCTTTTCCTTTAACCCATGAGATATAATCAACGGCTGCCATTAGATCGTCTTGAGTGCTGATACTTCCCGGAGGAGCTACTCCATCATTAGAAGCAGCCTTAGCCCAATCGGCAGCACTAGATAATGAGCCCATAGGAATATTAATATTTTTAATCTTGCTCCAAACAGGAGCAGCTAGCATAGGAATTTGTTCAGACTTAAAGTGAATTAAACTGGCTTCTTTTTCCATCTGGGCCTGTCTAGTCTTTCTGTCTGTCAAAGCTTTCCTAGCTACAATTCCTTGAACTAGTTCAATAATATTAGGAATTTTAGCTAAAATAGGATTCTTGGCATCTTCATAAACCGGATTAAGACCCGACAGGAAACTATCGGTATAGAACAAAGCATTTTGTCTTAATAAATATGCAGCAGCACTATCCTCAGCATCTGACCCTTGAGCTTGATCTTGTCCAGGCTTGGCTTTTCTGCTGGTTCTAGCACCTCTGACATATTCAGCTGACTGCATAGCAGCCTCTGCCATAATAGGCTGATATCCACCAGCTAAAGTCATGCCAAGAATACCCCAATCTGGAATATTAAAATTAGCCAAGGCCCATTCATTGACGGCAGCTTCCATTGCTGCTTCACTGCTATAATATGGCAATAATTTTTCTGCTCCTGGTCCCATAGATTGAAAAGGATTAATTCCTCCTTCTGCTTTATTGCGACCAATAATGTGGACACCTTTCATTGGAGTGTCGGATGGCTCAAAAGGAGGTCCGGGTAAAAATTTAGTTTTGGTTTGACCATCTATATCTACCGTGGCAGGATCTAATAGAGGAATTTGTTCGAATGGTCTATATGAAAATTGAACTGGTACAGGAAATTTTGAATTAGGTAAATCTATAAGTTTATCAAATGTTGCCGCTGTCTTGACTTTTAATCCTATTTGAGAGGCCATTGCAGCTTCTTGTTGTGCTTGAACAGATTTTAGCATATCGTCTGGAACTATATCTATCGTACTCCAAGGAAGCGGATCATATTGATTAGAAGGTTTGCCTTCTTGATATATCTTAAATCCATTCTCTGCTGTATAGTCCCACATTTTCTTTTGCTCAATAGCATTTTTAATGGCTTCGTTCGTATCTTTTGCTGCTACAAGACTCTTCCACGATGGCCTCATTGCAGTACCATAAACTGTCAAATTACCTGAACTTTTACCAGTAGCTCCTTCTCCTGGCTTATCTGATGATCCAGCAGACGAACTCCAACCAAATGAAGAACGAACACTATCTTTAATTTCTGATTGCTTAAAGTCGTACTTTAGTCTTGTTCCAGATTGTAAGGCTCCAAGAATCTTAGAATATCTGCCTTCTTTGGCTTTTGACGGGGTTTCTCTTGTCCAATGAGCAGAATTAAAATTATCTGGGGTCGTAGTTTCGGCCTTTACTTCCTTAAGACTGTCGTAATAACTTTGCAAAGCATCTTTAACAACGGAAAAATCTTGAACATTAGTGTTTGCAGCAGAGTTATCAATTTTTACTGCTTCAGCTAAATATTGTTCTGTAATTGCGCTTTTCTTTGGATCATTTTCATCCAGAGTAGGATAGCCATCAGTTCTAAACTGTAATAAACCTCCTGCTGAATTTCTTTTTGGAAAAGCATCCTTAGGAACTTCTTTTCCTTGACTTAAATAAGCATACATATATTCTTTATCTTTAGACATTGCAGTTGGCCCAAAAGAATAAGTAGTGTATGCTCCGCTACCTGATGTAGATACTTGGGCTTCTGGTGGGTCGGTTCTTAGCTTCCATTCATCAGCCTTAATAAAAGAATCAACCCATTGTTTTAGTGCTTTTTCTTGAGCTTTGGCTTCTGTTAAAGATATATGATCTACACTACCTTCTCCATCAATCAATCTTAAGGCAGTATCCTTATCCCTAAACTGCATAGGATAAGAAATCCCACTATCTACTGCTAGCTCTTGTAATTTTTGACCTATGCCTTTAACTTCTACGGGAGTAGCTCCATCGTATATAGCCTTGCCGGCTCCTACTACAGCGCCAGTTGCAGCTAGTCCCGGAACAGCATTTCTTGCTGCCGTCCTAACTCCTTGTTCTAAGGTCTCTCCTCCCATTCTAATCGCTGCTTTTTCGGATACTCTGGCAGTCATGCCTGTAGCAGCTGATGTTGCTTCAGCAGCAGCTTTAGCAGAAGACATTCCTAGTTTTTTCTTTATGGAGTTGGGAATAAATCTCATAAGAACATCTACAGTGTTCCCGTTCAAGAATCCTGCCATCTTATCATATAGACCTGGGGCAAATTTTTGGAAAATACCAGGAATTAATTTACCGCCAGCGGATGCTAATCTTTTAAAGCCAGGTACCCATTTTAATGCCCAGCCAAGAGCCTTTGTAACACCCTTTCCTACTACTCCAGCGCCAGGAATAGGAACTAAATTAAATACAGCGCTCAATCCTTCTAGGGCTGCTCCCAAAATATTTCCTTTAAATAGTTCTCTTACGGCGTCTATTCCGGATACAACAGCACCCAAACCAGGAACAAATTTCATAGCCTCCCATATCCATCCTCCAACATTGCCTCCAATTCCCATAGGAGCACCATCAACTTCACCACTATTATTCGCTGCTGTTGTGGCAACAACCTGTCCTAACCTTCCTGCTGCTGCATTTTTTGCGGCAATACCGGCGGCGGCCCCGAGACCAGCCCCCTCTAATGTTTTATTTACTATTTGCCTAGATAGATAAAAATCTGGCAATATTCCCATTTCTGCCTGATTACCCTTCATAGACCCTGTTCCTATAGTTCCAGCACCAAGAGCATTGGCTACATCAGCAGAAGAACCATTAAAAGTAGGATATGAATAAGGCTTATAGAATTGCAAGCTACCTTTATCTGCATCTAGCCCAGCAATATTTTTGATAACATCATTTCCAGAACCAAATTTAGAAAAATCATTCCATGTTGTATATAGCTCTCCTGGTTTACTATCTGTAAATCTATCTTTTTCTGGTTGAAGCATATCGCTCACCCAACCACCCTCTGCTAAATATTTTACGGGTCCTCCTTTTGCGTATCCATTATTAATAGCTGTTAACAATGACTTATTCGACGATGCGGCTTCTTTGTTTACAACAAATTCTCCTGGCGTTAACATTGCCGGAACTGTGTCTGTTCCTTTTGGTTTGAATATAGATCCGCCAACAGCTTTATATGTAACTGTTCCTCCTCTAGCGAAAGGCATGGCTTCCCCGCCTCCTGCTGCGACATTAGTTACTTTGGTAACTCCATTTTGTAAATGGGTGTTGAGAGTGTTAATTCCCTGGCTGATATCTTTTAGATTAGCATTTGCAGATGCTTGTTGTACGCCATTAAGCGCATTCTGGAAAGCTTGCTGAGAATTAGCTCCTATTTGTTGAGCAAGATTGCCATCCAACATAGCTAAATGCTCATTAGCTTTAGCTTGTAGTTCTGTTGCTTGTTTGTATTGATTGATGGCTTCTGCCATCTGGGGGTCGCCTTCTGGATTTCTTAATCCTTCTAATACCTTATTGAACATGGGACTCATTTCTGTCCCTGATTCTCTCATCATAGACTCTAGCATATTGGCTTTCAACTGATTTTGATTTTCTCCCAACATAGGAGCCAACATCTTAAATGCTTCTAATGTATCGCTTCTGTCTTGTGCAGCAGCAGAATCAGCGGCTTCCTGTGCTTCTTTCATACTGGCACCGCTTTGTAAAGCCTCGTTATAGGCTTCTTGCACTCTTACGGACTCCCACATATTATTGGTTTGGCCGTTCATGTTGCGTTCTAAACGATCAAAAGCACCGCTTAACTTGGCTTGGTCCTTGGGAGATGAGGACACATATCTTTCTAGTATATTTAGTCCTGCTTCATTCTTAGCTCTTAGTTCTCCAATTTTATTTAGAGCTGCTTGAGCTACTTCTGTGCTTTCTGATAGTCCTTTAAGAGCAGCATAATTTTCCCTTAAAGACATAGTTGTAGATGCTAACTCTCTGTTAAATGCTACTATATCCTTTTGATTTCTTGGTCCTCCTTGGGACGCATTGTTCATTGACGCTTGTTGTCCTTGTCTTAATTGTTCTAATCGTCCTATATTATTAAATATCGCTTCTGGGTCTGTTGTTCCAGCCTGACTCATAACTCCAGCCCTAGCGTCTCTCTTACTAGCGGTAAAAGATATAGTTTTTCCTAGAGCTTTTGCTAGATCTGTTTCTCCACGAGCGCGAATATCAGAAGCTCTTCTGAATTTCTCGTTAGAAGAAATCTGAGTATTCACCATTTCATTTGTGGCTTGAGCATAACTATTAAGCGACTCTTGGTAAAATTCTAATGCTTTGACTGCTGTTTCTTGTGCTCTCTTAGTGGCTTGAATAGTCTTGCCAAGAGCCGATGACTCATTAAACAGCTGCCTAAAGTCTTTTTTATCATCACTGCTGGTTCTTGACGAAGTGACGTCCGCTGCTACTTGACGAGATAAAGTTTGTTTTAGCGCAGCATCAATATTTAATTTTCCAAGTTCATCTTCTATATTTTTACCTATACGAGCTTCTATTTTCCCGCTACTAGCTTTTGGATCTTGTTCTATTGTGCTATTAATTGTTGATAGTATTGTTTCTTCCAATTTTGGACCAAATTCTAATAAGCCCTTCATATTAGCGGCTTGACCACCAAAAAATTGTGAACCTACATTTGCAGCAGCAGATCTATCTGTTTGACTAGAGACATTCGGATTTTGCAGAATATTGAGTGCGTCTATCCTAGCTGCCCCTACCTTAGCATCTCCAGTCATAGATGCTTGCATCAAATCTGTAGCATCGGCTAATTTGTTTAAAGAATGTGTTACAGAATTAATGCTCTGCTCCATATTACTGAGCATTCTTTCCAAGCCATATAATAAACTACTACTTTGTCTGTCTGCCTGTTCACTATTTCGTTGTCTAATAGCTTGAACTTCTTGTTGTCTAACAGCATTAGATGCTGTAAATTGTATTAGTTCTTGTTTACGCGCTTCTCTGACTTGTCTAGATACACTCAAATCTGCATCTATCAACCTTAAGCTTTCTTCTACTTTAGCATTAGATCTAGCCAGTACTTCTGCTTGTTGAGCCCAGCCCGGATCCTTCATTATGTCTGAGGATGTTTCTCCAGCCTTAAATCTAGCGGAGTTTTGCTGTTCTATCATAGAGGCTACTTTTGCAAATTGCTCCGATGATTTAGCTGCATTTTGTGGTGCTAGTTCTCTGGTATATTGCTCTTGTGTGCGGCCCGTTACATCTAAAAGAGACCCAAAATAAGCCATACTGCCTTTTTGACTTAATATATCTGCTCTCTGAGATCGTCCTTCTTGGGAACCTCCACCAAGAGCTAGTGTTTCTCCAATTACATTAGATGTACTCCATTGAGGATTAGTTTTGCTAATATCTGCTAATGTCTTTGCAGCAGATGCGGCTCTACTTATTTCCATTCCAGCCGATTTTAACTGATTGGCATTCTCTACGGTATTTTGATTATAAGAAGCCAATGCTTCTGATGCATTCTTCAAACTATTTTCTAGAATCTGTGTAGCTCTTTCTAATTTATTCCTACGCAAAGTATCTGTAATTGCTATAAAAGCAGATGCTGCTGCGTTAAATGCTCCGACGACCAAAGCAGCAGGACCGGCCAAAGCAGATAGTGAACCAGTAATGCCACTTATCACTTTAGGTAGATTGCCCGCTAACTTACCTACCATGCCTCCTCCAGTATCAAGTCCGCCACCTATACGGCCAACAATGTTCTTTAAAAATCCAGGACTCATTCCGTCTGCAAAAGTAGATACTCTTCTACTGGCATCGATTAATGTTGAGGAGAAATTTGATAATGTTTTGGATGCGTCTTCAGAAGTACCTGCCTTTGCTATGAATTCTAATCCTTTATTAAATCCATAGAATAATGCCTGAGTATTTCCTATGCTTGTAGACAATGATGATAGTGTACTACCAACTAAAGTAGTAGAGCCGACAAATTGACCCAAAGCACTAGTAGCAACAGCAGCCGCGCCACTATACAACAAAGACTGTTTTGTCATATTCTGTATAGCTACTACATTATCTTGTATAGATTTAGCATAATCAGTATTATCTGGAACAGTGGTCGATCCTCTTGCTGTAGACTGAGCTGCTGTTCTCATTTCTCCAGAGGATAGTACTGCCCCTCCTCTAACAGAAGCCATGCGACTCCTAGCCTCATTAATTGCATCAGCCTGATCGGCAGTTGCTGATGTTAGTCTATTCTGAGCAGCAGCTTGCACAGCAGCAAATGCAGCGGCGTCTGCTCTTGCTTTTGCTTCGCTTGCTGTAGCTCCTGCTAATCTTTGTTCCTGATATGTTTGTAGTTTCGTTGCTTTGGCTGCTTCTTCTAGCTCCATCATATATCTTTGTATCGCTGCTTCTGCATCTCCAGCAGGAGGACTGCCCGGTGGACCTCCACCAGCAGGAGGACTAGGAGGTGATGGTGGAGAAGTTGGTGGTCCGCTAGGAGCAGGAGTTGGTGCGGTAGAGGTAGCTGCCGAGCCGATGATATCATCTTTTGTTATACCGCTGGTAATTGCTAAAAATGCATCTAGAGCAGCTTTATTTTTACCAAGACTTTCTGCCATTGCTTTGGCACCGATATCTACAAGCTCAAATGATGGAATATTGTTTGCCTTGCCTCCTCTTTGACCTCCTCCAGTTACCTCATATCCAACCATTCTTTGAACCATTTGCAATACCAATTTAGGATCTTGCATAGGATTACCCAAACGATATTTATCAGAACTCTTATCTGGATTTTCGTTCATATGCAACTGTTTGCCAATATCCCACGTTGCCCAACTTTCGCTTTGACCAGCGATACTAGGAGCTTGTCCAATTCCTGACATAGCAGTAGAGAACATATCTCTCATTTGAGAAACTAAGGCATCGACTTTGGTATTGTCTTGTTTTGTTAACTCTTCTGCATATTTTTGACCGGAAGGGCTGATTGCGGTATCTGTTTGTCCGCTAACATCGCTATAATTCATGCGTTTGCGATAATATTCAGTATCTCTTACTGGTAAAGGCGGCAATGGAGGTGGAGTGATAGTAGGAGGAGATACTGATATTGGCTGTGGAGAAGTACCAACAGCAGCTTTCATAGCGTCTGATGCTGATACTGGATTTCCTGCATTTCTGTTGGCTAGTCTTGCCTGTCTAGCAGTTAATGTGTCCTCTTGCATTCTTTGGAGATCTTGTGAAGAATATCCTTCTGATTTAGCTATAGATTGTTCTTGAGTAGCTACTCTGGATCTATTAATTTTATCTAATTCTACCACTACTCCTGTAGACATCTGTCTAAAAGCTTCTACTATATCTGGACCCAAAGAATCAGTTTGTTTTCTAATGCTTGACATAGACCTTTTGACAGTGCTCATAGCGGCATTCCATGATGATGTGTCTAATAGGACACTAGCATCAGATAATGAACCGATAGTAACACCAAAAGCATCTTTTAATTCTTGCGGAAATGACGATATGATACTGTCTATTCTATTTTGTATTTGTGCTAATTCTTTAGCATTAATTGCAACAGTTTCTACTCTTTGTAATTCTCCACCATCAGCAAACTTTTGTATTCCTATAGCCCCGCCCTTATTGAAGCCCAATGCTTCAGTGGCTTTTTTCCTAATAACAAAACTTCCTACTGGCAATCCTACTGGACCAAAAGAATCAGTATTTCCACTACCAGGAACTATACCAACGTCTCCACCACCAGCATATCTACCCATGCCATTTTTATCGGCATGATTCATACGACGCAACCTACCGTATCCTATTTTCTTAGCTAGTTTTGGACCAATTACAGCTTCTCCGGGAGTCAACAAAGCTGGAACACTACCTCCTTCGGCAAATCCTCCGGTTTGTAGTCCTTGAGCTTGACGTTGAAAGAATTGCATGGCCATTGTTCTAGAGTCTTGTTTCTGGTTTGCTCTAGTAACAGATTTGGGATCATTAATTAAAGAGGGACTCTTAGTATATCCGCTTTGTAGTACCCATGCTAAGTCTGTTGGGGGTGGCCAAGTTTCTCTTCTACCATAAAGTTTAGGATCTATAAGCGCGTTATTTTTTGTCCAATCTTCAGGTTCTAATGGGACTTTTTTAACGTCTGATCTATTTTTGAAATAATATTCCCATACTTTTTTTGCATCTCCACTAACCATAGCCCTATCTGATGTAAGCATAGCTCCTTGTTCTGTTGCTGCTTCCATAACAGCATCATATAATTTAGGACCACCGCCTCCAGTAGCTTTAGACAATCCAACAGTATACAGATTGTTTTTGGCTTTTTTAGCCATAACAAATCCCGACACTGTATCATTTTTAACATATCCAGCATTTATTGTAGATCCATCAGATGTTAGAGATATGCGTGGATATTGTTTTTCTTCTTTACGAGCTGGCTGCTGATTATTTCCATCTCCTAATATTTCTATATTAGATGGCTTTAATGGTGATTGTCCAACATACTTTAAAACTAAACCGTATGGTTTTTGGAATAGTTTACTCTCGAATTCATTAACTAATGCAGGGTCTCCGGCTGTTAATCTCTGCATTAATTTGCCAATAAGTTCGCCCTCTCTAACATTCCCGTCGGTACCACTATAAAGCGTTCTTCTCGCACCGCCTTGAACTGTATATTGTTGCCCGTCATCTCCGGTAAGCGTTTGTGATCCTTCTTGTACTCTTATGCCAGATGACATAATTCCTTTTTCTAGGTTCTTATCAACTTTACCCAATAGGCTAATCGGAGCATCATCTTTCATGGATAGCGTTGGCTGTATTTTATCAAAATTTTCAGTCATCCATTTAATGATTAAAGACTTTTGCAATTCATAGTCTAGATCATAATTTTCTGGTGTAAGAGCTTCATTGAATGTTAACACCATCGGTTTCCCTGTTGTGTCCCCAGAAACAACGGTTCCAAAACCGCCGCCAGCAACTCTCATTTTGGCTTGAGTAACTGCCCTGTCTTTTTCTGTGTAAACATAAAATCCTGCTCCTTGCCCATAGCCAGTAGCAATATTGCTTAATGCTCCTTTTTCTTTGAAGCTATTAAGGACACTATCATTAGTTCCGGTATTACTACCATGAAATAAACTAACTATTCCACCACCGGCAAATCTGGCGATATTTGGATTTTCTAAAAAATATCTTGCAAACTCATTACGTGCTCTTTCAAAAGCACTGCCATCTAATGTTCTCTTTATTTCTGTAGGCAGATCGGGATCTAACCCGAAAAATTGTGCAGCGCGTCCAAGCCCATTTGGGAAGTCGATAGCTCTATTCGATTCAAGTTGATCGATGGGTGGAAGATTAGCTCCTAAAAGTGCCAGGGCTTTTTCTATAACTGCGCCTTCTATATTGCCCTGACCCATTAATTCATCTAATTCTGGTTTGGCTTTCGGCTCAGTATATAAGAATCCTTTCTTTCCACTCTTAGATACGGCATTTAAATTATCTAGACTATCATCTATTAATTTTTCTGTTTGCGCTAAATTGGCTGCCTTCGCTGCTGCTATATTGGTAGATGCTCCTGAGCTTACTCCTGTAATATCTGATTCTTTGTATGGTAGTCCAAAAGTTTGCAAAGTTTTTGCGAGTAAATCGGCAGTTGCTTGTGGTCTTGCGGTCAATATACGAGTTTGTCTAATAAAATTAGGATCTTCATCTATAAGTGTTTTAAGTTTTGCTCCTAATCTAGTTAATTTAGCTTTTTTAAGAGCTTCTGCTACAGCATCCCTATTAGAGTATTGGGGAATATTTGGTTTACCATTAGCATCTAAAATGTCCCCACCAGAAACCAAAGTCTCATCGAAATCAAAAACAAGAGAACCACCATCAAAAATATCTGCATATTGCACATTCTCCGCTAATCTTATAGAAGATTCAGAAGTTTCTTGTTGCATTTGACGAACAGCATTAAGGTATTTACCTTTGAATCCCCTAACATATGCATAAATATTTTTTGGATCTTTATCTGTACCGATATTCCACTCAAAATTTTTATTGTAATCTAAAGCATTATTAGAATCAACTAGTCCTGCTACAGCAACTTTCGGCAGTCTAGATATTCTTTCTACTTCGGCAGCACTTTCAATATTCCCAGCAGATAGTGCCCTATCGATTACTTTTGCCGCTTCTTCTATTCTCCTGCCCTGTTTGAGATTACTAACTCTTAGCAAGCTATCTAATTCTCTGTCTCCACCGCCTACTCCTAGTATTTTTTTAACTCCAGCTATTTTACCAAGAGCTTCTAATTCTTGAATTATAGTATCTTGCAAGCTTTGACCTCTTTGTTGCGCTAGTTCTGCAACTCCTCCTATAGAAAATTTTTGTATTAGTCCTCCTAGATTAAATCCTGGAATACCGGCCGCTCTTTGTTTTTCTATCCATTGATAAAATTGTTTCTTTTGATCTTCTGCCCAAAAATAATCTAAGGTTCCTAACATTGCTTCATCTATAGAAGATCCAGAAGACTGTTCTTTAAAATAGGAACCAATAGATTTTTTATCTATTCTGTATCTTAATAATTTGCTAACTAAATCCATATCATCTGTTGGTATAGATCTAAATTTAGCTTCTCCAATAGCGTCTATAGAATTATCTTTAAGTTTTCTAACAAGATCTATAGGATAGTCAGATTGGTTGCTGGCACTTTCCCATTTGCCAGATAATTTGGCTGCCAATACTTCTTCATATGCTTTACCCCATCGGCCTTCAGCGCTCATTAGTTTGCCAACAGAAGATTCCCCTGTAGCTGGAGGAGCCTTCCTTCTTCGATCTGATTGTCTAATTTGTCTTAATCTATCTCTATTTTCTGGACTAACATCAACGCCTTCATAGCTTTTATACTTACCACCACCCATTGAAGCCGAGGCGTTTGCTGTGTCCCATATTTTTTGAAAATCTTCTTTTTCTGTTAATTTTACCGTTCTTCTATTAATTCTAATAGCAGCTTTGTCTGCTAATCTATCATTCGCTGATTTTTCTATATTGGATGCTGGGAACAATACTGAATTAATTGTATTAGATCCGGAGCGACCCAGTAATTCATCTATTGTAAAATATTCCGTTAGTCCACCGGCAGCAAATTTTTTAGCTTGTCCTTTATTTATTGCAACAAGATTACCCTTACCATAAGCCTGTACTGCTTTGCGATTAACAACAAATTCTCCGGGTTCAAGCATGGACGGAACTCTATCTCCTCTGCCAGACCCAGGAACACTACCGCCCTTAGCAAACTTTAATATACGACCACCACTGTTAGCGGTAACAGTTCCTCCACCGCCTCCGAAATCTGTACTAGCAATAGTATTATTCAGAGCAACAACCTCATTGGTCAGCTGAGCAATTGCGCTATTTCCTAAATTATCTATGGATGCTTGTAGTGGAGTTATAGCCCCTGCTAATGCACCCATAGTTGAGCCCAAATTATTTAGCGCTGTAGTATTAGCGTCTAAATACCTAGAATTGTCTGTAACGTCCGCCGCTGCCCTATTATTTCTAGCAGATGATGCCGCTCCTCCTCCTTGGTCTCCTGGTTTAACTTTTTGCAGACCACCGACGAATCCTCCAACAAAACTTGTTAAAGCCTTAGCTCCTTTAATAGCTCCGATAGTAGCAAGAATAGGGAGTAGTGGTCTAGCAACATCAGCAACTTTGATAAAAGTGTTTGCTAATGTTAGTCCTAAGCTTACTAAGGTCTGAAAACTATCGCTTTTGCCAATTTCTCTGATAAGGGCTACAAATGACTCTCTGGTTTTACTAAATTGTACTGCTAACGATGCTTGTGCTTTTATGGCATCAGCGGCTAATGAATTTTGTCCTCTTTGAGCAACGGTCAAGGCTTGTTGGGCTGTGCCGAACTCCTGAATTAACGGCAGCACCTTGCCAATCTGTCTAAATCCACCAAGTTCTTCTACTATTCTGGAAAAGCTAACATCTCTAGGATCAAGCTTGCCTAGACCTTCACTTAATAATTGTACAGCCTTATACGCCCCTACGAATTTACCTTGAACATCTAATAAATTAACTCCATACTCTTTAAGAGCTTCGATAGTATCTTCTCTTTGAATACGAGTAAAAATTGTTCTTAAACCGGTAGCGATAGTTTCCGCACTTTCACGAGTTGTAGCACGAACGCTTGTGAATACCGCGATGAATTCATTTAATGCGTCTGTACCTTCGCTTACTCCTTTACTGGCAGCAGCAAACACACCACCGGTACGTTGAATAGCAGTAATAATATCACTAGCTTCGACAGCAAATCCAGCAGCAACAGCATTTATAGAACCTAGGGCATTATCCAAGTCTTCTGTACTAATTTTAAACTGTCTCATCAAAGCAATACTTCCTTCGACAGTATTATTCAGATCATCGAACGATGGAGCTAGAGCTGTCAATGCTAATGCTCTCAACGCTTGGTCTGTTTCTCTTGCGCTCAAACCAGCCTGAGCCAATGTGTCTGATATGCGAATTAAATCACTGGATGCAACTCCAAGCCCTGTTGATAATCCGGTTATGGTATCTGTAATTCTATTTAATTCATTATATGATTCGCCTGTAATTTGAGTTAATCTGACTAATTGTCTATCAAACTCTATAAATTCGGATGTAGCCTTGCTTACAGCATTATAAAGTCCATAAATTACTGATGTAGCAGCATTAAACGCAGCAAATCTACGAACAGCCAGAGCAGATTGGCGACCAAACTCTTCCATTTCGTCTTTGGCTTCTACAGTATTTTTTCTTACTCTAGCTAATTGTCTTGATGTCTGTTCGGCAGAGCTTACAATTCTCTCCATAGAGTTATTTGAACCGCCTAAAGCATTACTTAATCCATTGAGAGCAGCAACTAAACCAGTGATATTATTTGTCGTTCTTGCAGAAGCGGTGGCTGTTATTTCAAGCTCTCTATTAAGTCTTCCCAGGGCTGTGGCATTTCCTAGAATAGACCTTTCTGCCGCTCTATCTATTTTAAGTTTAACATTAGCATCAATTGAACCTATTTCTCTTCTAATGGCTGCGGCAACCTGTTTAAGATTACCTGGTCCTCTTAGATTAAGTTCAGCAGTAAGGTTGAAGGCTTTGGCCATAAATTTGTCTCACTAAAAAATAACACCAACAGACCATTGATCTGCTGGTGCTATTTGCTTCGAATCAATACAGATACTAACTAACAAACTATCAAGAGTTGGGAGCAGTCTGTGGATCTGCAACGGTAGTTGTAGTTTCTGAAACCACAGGGGTTTCTTCGACTGCTGGTGTTGGAGGCACTGATTGTTCTTTTGTTTCATCTTTTTTATCTTCATCTAGTACAATAGGATTTCCATCATCATCCAAAAACGGTTGTGTTTCAACTAAATATTCTCCATCTTTATCAACCCTATTACCAAACTTATCCACAAAATTTCCTTGCTCATCAACGTACCTACCATTTTCATCGACCAGCCTACCATCAGCATCTGTTAATTTTCCTTCTTTATTAATGTAACGTAATTTGTCATCAATGAATTTATACTTTTTCAAGAATTTATTTTCTGGCAAATTCAGTTCATAATCATTATCTAAACCATATAACATAGAGGCCAAATGTTGTGCTCCAACAATTGCGACCTCTTCATTAGACCTATTTAGATAGTCCTCCATACTGCTGAAATATGGCTGTTTCTCGCTATTATTATACACCAAGCATACTGAGACCAGATAATTAAATCTGGCATTATCAGCCTGGCCTTCTGCGCTATGATTATCTAAAGACGTTCTTACTGCGATAAGAGAACGAATTTCATCTCTATCTCTTTTCATTTGAATAGCTATAGATCTGGCTTCTTTTACTGAAATACCGCCTTTTGCTAGCTTTCTTTCAGAATCTAGTATATCCTGTTGCAGCTTATTGAACTTGATCTGTTTGTCTTGGTTCCAAAGGCCTTGTTCTTCTAATAAGTCATCCATTTTAGCTCTTACTACACACTTAGATTTAATGGCGTCTGTGAAAGCCTGATTATAAATCTTTTGAGCTTCTCTCTGGTCGTGTATGGTGGGTGTTTTCACCATGAAATCCACATCTTTACCGTCAATCTTAATCTTAAAAGTCTTAGCCTTCATAGTCTTCTCCTGTTTCTGGATAGTTTGGTTTTACGTAGAATTTGTAATTATATCTGTATTTTGATCTAATAAATTTGGTTATTTCTGAAATAGCCGAACGCATCTGATGATTACCATTATTTAATATAAGCATCCTGGTGCGTTCCCACAAGTCTCTAAAATCTAATTCTTTTTCTGTTAATTCATCTTCGTTTTTTGTATGTCCCCATAAATGACCAAAAGCATCTTCAAATTTAGCTAATGATCCTATCATGGTGGTTTGGAATCTTTTTTCTATATTATAATAGATTTCATTTTCATGGTTCATAATTATTTCCTATTTAAAGAGCTTCGTTTTTCATTTAACTGTTGAATTAATTCTCTTTGAACATCTGGCAATTGAGCTTCGCTAATACCATCTTCATTAGTTGAATTAATTGCACTAAATTTTTCTTTCATCCTGTGTCTAGCTACAGGATCATTATTACTCAAAATTTCTTTGGTTTCTTCAGCAGAACTACTAACAAAAAAGACCTCATTGGCTTTTTTCATCTTTGGACTATTCAATAGACTATCAGTTTTTTGTTTAGTTTTGGCTTGATCATTTTTACGTTTTTGGAATATCATCCAGCCATCCAAAGCGTCTTCATCATCTATAATATTATCTGGTGGACATTCTGGATGTTCATAAACAGAATCAAACATTTTAGATAGATTTACTAGTGCTCGTTGCTCGTCAGTCCACTCAAAAACAGTACCGTCAAATATTTTTTGTTTATTAGCAGCAGACCAGTAAGACTTCCACATTTCTGATCTAGCAAGAGCCCTTATCTCACTCAGTGTTGGTAGAGAAGAGGCTATTTTAGCTGCGATATTGTTAAGAAAGATAGAGTTTTGGGGATTTTTCCCCTGAAATACTTTACGTTTTTTATGATACAAAGTATTCATGATAATAAATTCATTCCTTATTCTTCCAGCATAAGCTTCCAGTGTGTATTGATCCAAAGAATGCTTAGTGCTTAATGCCCTGTCTTTTTGAGTATTAATACTGCTAATCTGTTTCTTAATATCCTTCTTTTTTTGTGGCTGAATAAAATTTTGGTATAATTCAACCTTAAGATTGTCCAGTCTTGTTTCCATTTGTTTCAATACTTCATTATTTTCTAATTTCCAAATTCCATTGTCAATTAAAATATATTCTGTATCTTGCATTAAAATCCAATCACTATAAAGGTGTTCTTGATACACCCTGTTATATAGTAAGTCTGCCTTATATTTTAAAGAGACGGAAGGTCTTTTTAGACTATAAAGCTTATTCTCATGCTCAATATACAGAAAGCCGGCGACAATTCTGGATAATAATTTATCATTATCACTGCGTATCATCGCTAGGGTACGAAGAATCCTTAGAAAGTTTCTTCTTTAGTTCCTGTATTTCCTGATCTTTTTCTTGTAGTTTTTTTTGAAAAGTTTCCAAAATCTTCTGTGCCTGAACAACATCTACATACAATCTTCCGATTGTTAAAAATAAATCATCCATCATGTAATCTCCTAAGTCTTAAATTTAATTCCTTAATCTAACCGATATTTTTAAACTAATCAAACTGTACTGCCAGGACCGCCTCCGGCAGTACCGGTTCCGCCAGTGCTGAATGTCGGAGTCGTACCTTCAAGACCACTTGCTGTTCTACCGCAGGTGTTAAAGCCTCTGCCACTATAAGGAGCAGCTGTAACAGTAATCTTAGCACCTTGATCAACATAGAAGTTATTATATCCGGTGAAGCTGTAGGTTACGGTAACGTTACCACCACCAGTATCTCCACCACTATAGTTAACACTTGTTAATCTGTTGTTCTTTCCTAGATAGAAATTCATACCTTTGGCACCATTGGAATCGCTAGCCGATGGTCCGCACAATCTAAGATAAATTTCTCTGGCTTGAAGATTTCTAGTATTGGCAGCACATGCACTAGCACTACCGAAATTACTTGCACTAACATCAAAGTCAGTAGCAATTACTTCAAATTCACTAGTAACTTCTAATGGAACATTAACGAATCGAGTATAAGGATTTCTGCTACCTAGTTCAAATAGTGGTTCACGACCAAGATCGCAACTAACAGTTAGACTTGTGATATGGGGAACAACATTCTTTGCGCCATCATGTGGCATGATTATGCCGCCATCCCAAGATGTTAAGCCTGATGGTAGTACCGAATCACCAAGGTTAATGTTCCATCTACGAGCAATACCTGTGGCCCTTAAGTTATTGAAACCTTCTGTTTGAGCATCACTTGGATGTACTTGTTCACTAGCAGTACTAGCTGTTAGATTCGGAGAATCGGTAACACCAGCGCCAGTATACCATACTTTGTTATTTCCTACTAGTGTTGCTTCTTCTGTAAAATTACCGTCGGTAGCAAATGTATATGTAATAGATGACAAATACATACCTGTCATCTTTACAGCATACTTGAGTGTACCTGTAGCATTTTGATTGTCGATATCACTACCAACTAACAAGCGAACGTTGCATCTACGGGAAGCAAGCTCAAGAATATTTTTGCCGGTTGTGGAGTAGGAACTACCGCCGCAAGCCAACTTATATATTGGATCTGTATAATCAATAACTTTATTTAATGTTACTTCAATTTCGGGATTATCATCGAGCACGTCATATTGATCAAATTCACCGAGTTGGAAGACGTTTTCAAGGTTGAAGTTGGTGGAAATGCCTACGCTCTGAACGCCAAACACGCCTTTCCAAGTACCAACAGCTTCAGGATTAGCAGCATCGATACCAGGACCATTAACGCCTTGCATTTGAACAGCTTGTACGGCATAATAAATTCTATTTGCACTTGCCATTTCTCACCTCATAAAAAATGTTATTGAGTTTGTATTGTTATTTGAAGTAGTCTGTTAGAGAACTAGATAATTGTACACCAGATGATTAAGTTTACAAAATAATTTTGACGCCCAATCTTATTGTACTATAATACACCTTATTATTCAAAGATTCCATATCCATTACAGTAATATTATCAATATGGCCTATTCTCCATAAATATTCGCTAGAGTCATCGACCAATTGGTTATAATTTTGACCATATATATTTTTAGAGCCATTGGGATTCAACGGATAAACTTTATTAGCTACAACTTTATTAATATCATACAGTCTTATTTCTTTGTCTTTTTGCAGTCTAATTATGTCTATAATGTTATTTTTATCAACATAATTTTCTGTAAAAACATGCAAAAGTACATCTTGATCAGCCCAGTACTTTTTAGTGCCTAGCTCATATGGCTTAAAGTTGGATTCTGCGACTGGTTCTATAACTACACACGGCATCTGGATCCTATGGTTAGACGGAATAGCAGCATCAACATCTCCTCGCTTGTAGGTCAATTGCTGTAACTCTTTCCAATCATTTAGATTATCATTAGCTTTGTATGTTTGTATAGTGCGAAAACAATAATTCATCTCTACTGAAGCATTGGCTGGTAAACCACTAGGGAACGTTACCCTACCCAATTCATAATTGAAAGAATAAGGGTATTGAGGATTTCCAGTAGGACCAGGAACAAATGTATTGTTCACGTATACGCCACTGATAGCTATTGGAGCCGATCCATTAAAATTAATCCCGGATTCATACACCCATTGTTTTTTAAAGGTTTCCCAAACTCTGTTCTTTTGCAAAGATGGGTCTTGTCTAAGGGCTAATTTATGAAATGCTGCTGTACTGTTAATATTGCTGGATGGTCGAGAAATATTGACAAATCCACCAATATTAATAAACCCCCAATCTAAAAAGCTTTTTAAATTATGCTCTAGTTGAGTATATAAATAATAGTTGCCAATACTTTCAACATTTTGAAAATTTGGATTAAAATCACAACTCATACAATAGCTCTTTCTATTTGCTGAATAATAATAGAGTTAATTTCATCAGATAATGAGTCTATGGCTCTAGTTACCCAGTTATTAGTTATGGTGCCGGCAAATTCTGGAGGAACTCTCCAATTAGAAGATGAATCACTTCTCATAATAGCATACCCCGTTCTAGAGTATGGATTTGGCCCTAATACTACCTTATAATCCTTAACCAAAACTTTACCTCCGTCTTTCAATAGCCATTGCAACCAAGGTAATGAATATCCTCTATCGGTATCTATCATAGAGGCCTCAGCCAAAGACAAAACATCTTGTAGGTTGGATGCAATCATTCCTAAAGAAAAGCCTCCAGATAATCCAGCATTATTTATTTTGATAGGCTTCATGTCAATATTAATATTATTGCTCCATGTATCTACTATTTTATCGGCTTGATTTTGACTATCATATAAGCCAAATTCAAATTTTAATTGACCATTTAATAAAGATTGGTACTCAGGAGTATTTTTAATGGTCTTATTTATTAGCTCTTGTATATTTTTAGTTATATTGGGTAATGCTTTACGGAATGTTTGTTCAACATCTTCTTGCAGAGCTTCTAAAATCAATTTTCTGATAGTAGAGTCAGATTCTATTAATCTAACTGAGTATTTCACTACTTTTGGCTCCATATGGCAAATAAATAATTAGTATCTCCAAATCCCATAGGTTGTGGTGCTCCAGATAATGTATACGGAGTTGTATCATCAGAACCAAATGTTATATAATCTGCACTAATTAATTTATTTAGCAATTCTGTCTTGCATAGTGTCTGAACAGTACCTCCATCAGCAACTCTTACAGTCTTAGAACCCCAATCATACCACGTACTAGTATTGGCTATTACTCCTAAGTATACTGTCTCTATAACATTAGAGTCAATATATCCTTTACCTAAACATACAGGACACAATGAGTTTTCTTCAAATGGTTGTGGACCAACACCATTGTATATGTTCGATGATCTGTTAGTAATAGGATCCATTTCGCAGTTACCACAATAGATAGGCTTAGTGGATCCATATTTAAGTTTGCATGGAATAGTTAGTGCATCTTTTAGCAATAGGGAGTCTATAGCTTGATTAAATAGTTCTTTCATCTGCGGAGTAATAAATTGCATATAAAACCTCATAAGAAGATTGCTTAATTATACACCGTACCAAATAATTAGCAATAATATGAATTTTCGGCTATTTTGTTGTATCTTTTCCAAAATCCATTATATGATTTATGTTTCCAGTTAATAAGTAAATCATTAAAATTAGTTTTACAATATATACCACTGACTAGTATATTAGTGTCTAAATAGCATCTATTATTATAACAGCATATTAAATTATAGTGTTTTTGTTGTTCTGTATTCAAAATACTTATAGTATCGGTATTGGTTCCATTCACTATATGTTTTGCAGACAATCCTACTATGTATCCGAACACTCTTTCTAAGGAGTGCTCATACGTTGGTCCGAATCTATCAGAAGCTTTTCCAGATATTAATAAAGCATATAAATTATCTATAATCTTATCATTAAAATATTGCTGAAACAATTCTGTACGGGACCAAAAGATACTACCAGCAATGAATGTTAGATCTGTTCTCTGTGATTGATATTGATCTAGTCCTAGAGTGTCTTGTAGAATTTCTTGAATTAGTAATTGATTAAAACCCTCTTTATCTCTATTTAGCATTAATCCAGTATTTCCTATCATTCCAATATTTTTATTTGAATCTATCATTTCTAGATTAGATAAAAAAATATCTTTATTACCTATTAATGAATGTACTAATAAAATTCTCCAATCAATATTTTTATGCTCTCCCCATAAGGATTGTTTAGAGTGCAATTTAATAAAATATGGATATTCAGAACTGTCAATATTTTTAAGTTGTAATAAGAATGGTCCGATATCTGAACCCTTATTAGGAAGTATAGTCAGGTCATAGAAAAAATTTTTTTCTAATTTGAATCTGACAGATTCTTCTTTTTTAGTGATGTGATCGCATATTGCAACGCACAATTTTATGTAGGAACTGATGGGCTTTAAAAGAGAAATATATTCATCTAATAATGAATCATCATACAAATACAACAATACTAATACTTTTGTCATATCTTATTAATAAATACTGTTCCTGTCCATATAATGTTTTTTGAATTTATCCCATTTACAGCAAAAACTATAGTCCCAGTATTGCTATCTGTATTGATCGCAACAACAAGACTATTCATTCCGCTATCAGAAAAAATAAGTCCAGAATTAATCCAAGAAGACATAACTCCAGAGGAATTTCTTTTAACTGCTCCTTGTATATTAAAAGCTGCGGCCAAGTCATCAGTAACATTATAAGCAGAAACTGCCGCATAAAAAGATGATATAGATTTTTGAGGAATATACAGCGCAGTATTAGAGTCTGTATTTAAAAAATATGTATTGCTATCAGTTGTTGCTCCGCTCAACTTAACGATCTCATTCGGCTTGCTAGGAGGTGCTGCCCTTCCTCTAGGTCCACGAGCGCCAGGAGGTCCGGGAGGACCATCTTTACCAGCAGGACCAGGAAAGCCGCTTGTAATTTCTATTATATTAGACTCAATAAAATTATCTATGACAGATAACCTATCTCCATCATTAATGGCAATAATTTCTGCCATCATTGACCTCCTGATGTGTTGTATTTAATAAGTTTTGGATTATTAACAGTTCCAGTAATAGAGCTTTCGATATTGAAAGAAGTGGTATTCGTCACTGTACTAAAAACAGGTGTGCTAGATATTGTTCTTGTTGTTGCGACCGTACCTGTTCCATTATCATATTCAATAATAATGATATCTCCATTATCTAAATTATATGTTGAATCACCACTTATGGTAACTGATGTTCCGGATAGAGTTATGTCTCTATGAATATCTCCACAGGCATTAAAATTAATGGCACTATTCGATGATTCATTTTGGAAATATACTATTAGTTTTACTCCTCCTATCAGTCCAGAATCTTTTTCATTTTCATCAATAGAATATAGTTTCCAATCACCAAAAACATTCATTCCCTCAAATGTCTTAAGCCCACTACCATATACGGTAATATTTTTATTAGAATCTGATGAATTAAAAGCACCATAGGGTAGAGGAAATAATAGAGATGCTGGATTTGTACATCCTGGTAAAGCAGATGCTAAATTTTTATTCGCAATAAGCGTATTATTATAATCCATAACATTTGCAACTGTAGGTGCAGACCCATCAGGTCTAGTTATAGCATAGTCTGATAAAATAAAATTCAAATTTTTTGGTAAATTGTTATTAGAGAACTTATTTTTATCTAGCAATAAAACTCCACTACCATTATGTGCTAATAACATGCGAACATCAGTAGGGTTAGAATGAGTAAAACCATCAAAGAAAACGTCTATACGTTCTATTATTCTTGACTCTGTGACAGTAACTCCTATAGGAAATGGACTGCTCTTTCCGTAGGGATTTTCATTATTAATAGTTACTCTATCTTGTAAATAAACAACTGTTGAATCTGTAGATGTATTAACTAAAGAATATATAACAGCATTTCCTCCTATAAATTCGCACGGAGAACCTACACAACTATCCAATATACTATAGCTTGAAAGGTTTAACTCTGACCCAAATACTGGTTGAGATGATTCCTCTGTTATTGTGCAGCTCGGTATGGTCTCGGACGGTATTAGTCTGCGTCTCAATGTGATGGTTCCTTGTAATAGTCTTTTAACAACCCTGGACCCTCCCGTATAAAATAAATCAGGAGAGGTTACTTCTAATTCATAACTAGCAGTATCCCACGTATAAGCATTTGTGGTTTCTGCTGGTAGTCTAAGCTTTATCAGTCCTTGATTTGGAATTATACTAAAAGAATAATTGGGAGTAGTAGTATTGCCAGTAGTGCTAAATGTAATCAAATTGGTATTAGAGCCACTGAGAGGCTGAATTCTCATAACGACACAATAATTAGAAATATCAATAGGTACTTGAGACGAATTAAGATATTTAAAATCTATAGCAAAAATTGTTCCTTGCTCTATAGCAAAATTATATTCTGTAGCTGCCATTTAAAATGCCTTATATTATGAAAATAAATCTCTACCACGATCTTCAACATATGGAATAGAGGATGGATTAAATCTGTTACCAACGAATGGACTGAGTATAGCTCTAACTGCGGTAGCCTCTTTAACGTCCCAATGAGATGTTAATTCATCATAAGCTGCACATGGACCTTTCTCTAGAATTAGCCTTAATCCTTCTAAACTTCCACCAATACTCAAGCTGGCAGGACCAAGGGCCGCCCTTATGCCTTCCATAGCTGCTTTTGTTCTTAATGCGCTTTGATCTATTATACATGCTGCCTTAAGAGAAACCAAACTAATAAATATTTCGTCTCTATCTTCGGTTGGATCTGGACTCATAGATGTTGTAGTAACATCAACCTCATACTTATGATCTAAAACAACATCAAATTGTACATATTTTGCAGCTACCGATATGACCTGTAGAAGCCTCTCATCGCTATAAGTGGGCTGCTCGGACATATCGTTGATCAGAGTTCGTACTATAATGGGAAGCTCTATCTGCCAACTCATAAGTAATATGGCCTTTCTTAAATAATTATATGTTTATACCTCTAGATACACCTTAACTAACTATCCTCAAAATTTATCTAATTGACCTAATAACTAACTTGACTATAATCTATCACAGCTATCCAACGAATATTGGTACTAGCTAGTCCAGTAACGTTAATTTGCAAAGCTTCATTTGTATCATCTGCTGTAACAGTAGCTACTAATCCATTCATAACTCCTCCATCTGTCCAGCTAGTGGTAGTACTTCCCAATAAGGCTGTGCCATTCGCCCCATTCCTTCTTATAGCTCCTCGTATATTCCATCCCATACCTAAATTGCCAGTATCATTATATGCACTTAATTTAATATCAAATGTCCATGTAGTTTTTGCTGGAATAGTTATTCTATTAGAAGAACCAGCTGCGGCCCCATCTAATGTCAAAATAGTAGCTGTAGCATTAGACGTTTGCATTCTAGCAACCAATACTGAGTGTTGAGCATCGCCAGCTGTCGCAAAATATCCGGCTGCATGCGCAAATTCTCCATGCTTATCTGTTTTAGCCTGTTTTCCTCCTGCGATAAAAGAATTATTTCCAGATACATTATTTTCTTCACCAGCAGCTACTCCATAGGAACCACTAACAATGTTTTTAAAGCCACCAAGAATAGAGCTATGCGTACTAGTAATTGTATTACTTTGTCCTCCAATAATTGATCCATAATTGCCAGCAGCAACCTGAGTACCGGTGCTTCTGATAGCTTGCCAATCTATAGAGTATTGACCACGAGGATCTCCATCTTCAGTTCTTTGTACTGCTCCATAATTACTTGGTTGTATTATTACAGGACCATTAGAATTAGTACTACTAAGACTATTGCCGTCTAATCTTAGATTGTCTACGTTTATTCTGCTGCTTGAACCACCAAATACGGTAAACGCCCCATCTCCAGATAATGTTGCTATATTTGTAGCTCCAGCATACCATTTAAAGCTTTGACTTGATCCTGGAACTGTTTGCCATACAGCATTAGTCTCTATACCAAAAGCATAGTCTCCACTAAAGGTACTGGTACTAGGTCTTAAAATTATTTTAACTCCGTCGCTACGACCACCAAAGTTTAGTGTAGGAGCACCTACTCCAGAAGCATTGAAAGAAAGGAAATTAGAATTAGGATTATTAAAATGTAAACTTCCAGTATTATTAAATGAAGACGTATTCGACAATCCGGTTATTGATATATTTGATAAAGAGAGACTTTCTGGAATATCAGAAGACTGTATTGTAGATGAAACAAACCTTGTCCCATTCCCTCTCAAGTATTGTCCAGAAGTTGCGGTATTATTTACTCTAAACCCGAAATTATTGCTAACATTAATGTCTCCAACTACATGAAGAAGCTGGTCAGGAGCGGTTGTCCCTATCCCAATATTTCCATTATTTAAAATACTTAATCTTTCTGTTCTATTATTAGTGCCGTCTCCATTATGCATTAAAAATGCGAACCTAGAAGATAAATTAGTCGTAGTCGATGCCGTGGATGTGATCGCATTACCAACACTTACCTCAGCAGAACCTGTCCAGAGCCCATTAAACATAATAATAGAGTTAGTATTACTTTGAGTTGCTGTGCTTGTTGCTGTGGCCGACTTCGGAAAGGTTAATGTGCCATTAACGTATGTACTCTGCCCATTTAGCCATACAAATTGAGTACCTAAATATGTATTAGAATTTGTATATGTATTAGATCCAATGTCTATTCTATTTGTTGTGCTGGTATTGAACTGAATAAAAGTATTGCCACTAGGACCGATAACAATACCATTAGTACTACTGTCTCCTACCATAATACCGCTACTGAATATCCCGCTCCCTATAACATGAAGCCTGCTAGTGGGTGTAGATATACCAACACCTAAATTGCCAGCATTGATATAAGAAGCTGAATTTATATCGCTAGTTAAAAAGATATCAGTATTATTACTTCCATCTATAAGAGAGAATGTGCCATTACCACCACTATCTAATGAAAACTTTGCTTTCTCTACAGAATTACTGTTGCTAAAATGAGCTATATCACAGCTCACTGTTCCTGTCGCTGCTACCTCTAGTCTGGTAGATGGAGATGCGGTACCTATTCCAAGATTTCCCGCTCCTGTCAGCCTCATTCTTTCAGTGTAAGAAGCTAAGAATATAAGATTGGCCTCACTGATATAGCCTATGCGCATATTAGCAGATGTTGCTGGAGATGCTGCTTGTTGTAATTCTATAAAAGCATTAAGGTTATTGTAAGAATTAAATTGTTTAGTAGCAAATAAACTAAAGTTTTCTAAGAATACTCCCCTATTTGTTGTATCGATGCCAAAAACATCTGTGCCATTCCTTCGTATAAAAAAATGATCCTCATAATTCCCAGTCGAGCCAATCCTAAAATCAACAAATGTTCTCTGTCCTGGATGACCATTCTGAATTCTTAATATGTTGCCAGTAGAAGGAATATTTCCACTGATATGGACCAGCTGTTGAGGAGCGGTAGTCCCTATTCCTAAGTTACCAATACTATCTAATCTTAATCTTTCTGCTCCGTTAGTACTAACACAAACAGTATTAGCAGAAGGAGAAAAAAGCCCAGTATCGGAATCTCCAACAAATTCAAAAGATGGTAAAGACGCAGTGCCAGAGCCTGCTACAAATGACCCGGTTGCGCTAATGTCTCCATTAAATACAGAGTTACCAACGACATGAAGTTTGACGGATGGTACTCCTGTGCCTATACCTATGTTGCCTCCGCTGGTCATAATAAAATCGTTTTGATTAAATCTACCTGCAACTATTCTATCATCACTAAATACTTCAAATACTGGTAACCCAGCATTATTATTAACACTCATCAGACTACCACTAAGATTATCTGTAACACTAAAAAGATTTCCATTAGTACCAACAACATTAATTAGTGTTGAACCACTAACAGAATTATATATATCTAATGGAATATTACTTAAACTATTTTGATTAATTCCTATTTTAGTTGCTAATATATTAGTGAATGCTCCACTTGCACCTATTGTCAGAGTTTTAGATGGCAGTGCCCTAATTTCGCCATTTTGTTCGAATACTATATCTACTTCGCTGACACCATTGCCGATATATACATCTCTGCTAGCATCTCCTATAATTAGATTGCCACTTGTTGTGGATAGTGCTAGATCATTAGTGTTAGTAAGCTCTATCTTTGCTAATGATGAAGCTCCAAGATCTTGATAAAAATCTATCTTGCCGCTTCCTGGAGTTATAATAATATCGCTCATATTATCCACCTAATATTGTTTTAAGTTGCGTGATTGAATTTCGGACCACAACATTATTTTTTGTGTTATTATAATTAACCAAAGAGTTAGTTTCAATTAGCCCATTACTATTTTCTATACTAATATCGAGATCCTTCTCCCACCAACCCAATCTGCTGTTACTACCACTATCCAAACAGCCTATGCCAACAGTTAAATAATAGTCAAATGGTAATTTTGGTAAAGTTAGTGTTCTATTTTCCCAGATATTTGAGCTGTTGGTGAATCTTACGCTAATGTCCCTAAAGCCAATTCCTGGAGTAACATTAGAGCTATCAAATGTTGTAACTGTTTCATTATTATTATGAAAAATACCATTATTGTATCCATCTAAATAATGTCTAGCATATATATATGGATAATTAGTATTACCAGAAGCTGTTTTAACACTGGCTTTAATAAAAACTCTAGTATTGGCCGGAACATAAACGTCATTGGTAAAGCCCATCCAACCGCTCTGGTCTCTATCAGGATAAACTCTCCAAGCAGATTCATTAAAATCATAAACTCTTAAAGCTCTTCTATTCCAATTAATACTATTACCTTGTTTAAAATTATAGCCATGACAAACAAACTGCTGCATAAAAGCTGATCTTCCGTCCATTCTGCCTTGTGTTCCATCAGCAAGGTTAAGACCATCGCTATAAGCACCAAAACCATTGAAGTTCGTTACATCCCAACTGTTACCAAGATAGCTATTATTAATAAGAAAAATGCTCGAACGTTCTCCATATGGCCAAAGTATAAAATAATCTATATAACAATTATCTACATAGCTTAAACCATTTTGATATTGTACAGTCATAGGATAAGACGTATTGAATACTGCATAATTTTGTCTGAACCTAGAAGATGGTTCATACCATTGACTAAACCCATATGCAGTATTACCAGATCTTGTAGCAAAGTTATATGATACTTCGGTACTGTTGTTGTACATGCCTTCTAAATATATCTGATCGGCATATCTTGCAGCTATATTATTAAAAAATCCATGATCATTAGCATATCTAGCAAATGCCCAGCTATTAGTATTATAACTAACACAATTTCGAATATTCAAATTATGATGATCCCACCAATAGCCACAATTACGACTTATTCTATTAGTAGGATAAATAACTATACCATCAAAATAGCTAGTATAACTTGTTCCTATTCCACTTGCCGTAGAGTTTTGATAACTAAAACTACCTCTTAATCCTATACAGCCATAATCTGCACTATTACTATTTGCTCCAACATTAATGAGACAATTAACTATTCTCATTCTTCTTGTATAGTTTCCCGGCAAATTACCAGAATAAATAAAACTAGTTTGATCTGTACCGTATGCTGTGCCTTCTGGAGCTTTTATTTTAGTATCTCTATTCAAGTTAACAACAATACCTCCAATGCCAGCTTTAGCATTTTTTTGCAAAGTCGTTGTTGCGGATGACGAGAATCCGCCTGTTAACGTAATGACCTTTGTTTCGGTATTGATGGCAGATATCGTATAGTCCATAACATGATCCCAACTATTAGCATTGCTGTAGACGGGGTCATTTACTGGTACCATTATCAAGTCCCCAACATTAAATCCATTTGTATTATTAACTGTTATAGTATTTGTACCAGCATTACTATCAGTCGTTAATACAGCTGCTATTCGCAAAACGATATCTCCGGATATATGACTTTTTTCTAGTCCTGTTCTATATATCGTTAAACCAACTATTGTTCCAGAAGGAACTCCAGATAAAGTAATGAGATTTGTAACATAATTAATATCAGTAATAGTAAGTATATTCCTATTGGCTCCAGTTCCAAAAATGATTTTGTATCCTACCCTCATAACTTTGGAATCAGCGACAGTAATCGTTGAACCAGATGTGCTCAATATGGTTGTAGAAGGACTAACAAAATGTCTGAAATATATAGTATTCCCACTAATATCATGAATCCACATTCCTTCATCGCTTTTATAGTATCTAAAGTCTTTATTCAGATAATCATTACGATAAACTGTGATCCAATCCCCAGTAGCAAAATTTGTTGCATTAACCACTGAAAGAGATGTATCATTATTATTGGCATTTGCAGATAGGGTCGTCTGAGGATTAGGATTAGTTCCTTCTATTTCGCATGTAACGTATTGATGAGCTTGAATTTGTAATCTGTGTTGTTCAGCATTTGATCCTTTAAATTCCAATAAAGACCCAGGATCCATCCTAAAAAACGCAGCACTATTCACACCCTCAGTGAACCATGTAGTATATCCAGCATTATTATCTATATATAGAATGCCATTCATTCTTAATTTACCAGAAGACGTTATAGTCAATTTTCCTCTCACTGTACTGTCATTAAATCCATTTGTTGTTCTTCTGTCATCATTAATGGTAACAACATGACCATAATTCACTATAAATATGTCGCCATCCACAGGAACTGGATTTCCGCCCCATGTTGATGTGCTATTAAAATTTCCACTTTGTGTGCTAGTTCGTGTTGCCATTTATATTTTCCGAAATATTGTATAGCTTTTCAAAGCTTGTAGTGTTAAAGGCTATTTCAAATTTTGTTGTATTATCGTCATTTTGTACCGTAGATGAAGATATTTCTACAACATCGGTATTTGGATACATATCGTTGTTAATTGATATTTCTCCAGTATTTTTATCAATATTCACATATATTATCATAATATTTCCTCAATATCATATACACTATTATAAATATTTATATCTCATAGACTGATAATTGGCCATAATTTCATTAGCAGATAATATTCTATTATAAATTTTGGCACTATATAAGTATCCATAAGCAGAATGATTACCGCAGTGATTAGTATTGCCCATCAAATTAAAAACTAATGTTGGATGAGAATAACTCTGAGAAATGCTCCCACTAGCAACCAAAACTCCATTAACATATAATAATAATGTTTGAGTATTACCAACAATAATTTGTTGCATGGTATATAGGTATACATTATTTAAGAGCGTTCCTTCATAATAGATATTTAAAGATGAGGAGCCTGCAATATTAAGGTAGAGTCTTCCTGATGTGGTATCATACCCTGCTCTTAGCCCTGTGTATAAGGGGCCGTTTGGGCCGTTGAATCCTCCTTGCTTACTAAACAGAGTATATCCTGTAGTCCCGCAGGCGCTATTAACATTTAAAAAGCTTGTCGGCTTATACCAAATGTCTATTGTCATTAAATCTGTAAATGGAACACTATTAACAACATTCTCATACGCATTACTATTGCCACTGGTATACAACAAAGCCTTATTGTCTTGAAATCCTCCACCAATATTAAAATGTCTATTATTTCCTGATAAGTCATATAATATATTAGAATTAGGAGTTAATATTTCTTTTATACTAAGATAGTCTATATCAAAGTCTGCTCCAACATTGTCAGCATTTAATACAAATTGGCCTGTTGTATTGCATGTAAAAGTTCTTGTGTACGTTCCTGGAGCAAGAGCCATCGCGCTTTGAAAATTCGGTGTTAAGCTATAAGGAGGAACATTGGGGCTAAAACTAGCTGAGGTAGAGCCTCTCTTGGCGGTAATGGTCCATATGATTCTATATCTTTTACCGGCAACACATGCAGCTATATTATTGAAGCCTATATAGTTTCCTCCAATACTACTAATTGTTTTTACTTGACCATCTCCCGCCGTAACTACTGATGCGTCCGTAACCAACTCTGGGCCATAAGTTATATTTTGATTGTAGCCGCGATCTACTGTGGAATCTAAATATAGTATTAAGTTATCTGTTATTATTTTTGGACCATGGTTTCTAGTCATAATCCAAACCTACCTTTAGTAGCATTATAATTGTTTAATACTTCAATAGCTGATAGTTGTTTATTATATACTCTTACTATGGCTATATCTCCATTATAGTAATAACTTCTACCTCCGCTGTATCCGCCATAAGCTCCTATACTCATTCCTCCAGTATTCACGGCAACAGTACCGGTTGCGGTGTCGCTGTTCTTAAGAACACTATTAATATACAGTCTTCTATTTCCTGTACTATATGTTCCAACAACTTGAAACCAACTAGAAGTATTAACTCCAGCATTAACAGTATTTGTACTAAAAGTGTTCATTGACCCATTGAGAACCATTCTCCATTGAATATTCCCACCTTCTTGAAATAAACTATATTGAGTATTTACAGTTCCTTTTTCAAACCAAAAACCGCTTTGGCTTGTGGCATTAGTTTTTAACCAAACTTCTACCGATGGAGATTGAGTATCTAATAGGGTGCTATTTTGTATTCTGATGACTCTACTACTTGTAGTGCCATTAAAAGAAAAATATTTATTGTTTATATTACTAGTGTATGTTGGAGTATTTATAATTTCTCCAATCATATTATTTCCACTGAGATCATAACAGCTGTTACCTGTGCCTGGATAGCATTTAACGTTACCAAAATCCATATTAAATACTAATCCATCATTAACAATTTTAGGAGAATAATCTATACTCATTAATCCTCCTTTTCGACGACTAACTGTTCTACATCTTTACGAGTTCCTGTAAGGGTCCAGAAAAATTGTAATTCTCCAAGGGTTTTGGCTCGATCAGCCCTAACCACAAATTTATTATTTGGCAAGTCTATGGAATCGACATATATATTTTTCCCATGTTTATAATTAGTAATTTGTATGTTCAAAGTTTCATCGTCATGAATAAGGTCTCGAAGATAATCAGGCAATTCTACAATTCCAATACCTTTTATAACTTTACCCCTACCGGTTAATCTTACTCCATGATAAGGACTCTCTAAAGAGCCGTATTCGAGTGAATATCCTTCTTTGCTAGGATGATTGATTCGGAAACTTTTTGTTGTAGCTCCAAAATTACCATTAACTTGAAGTTTATATGTTGGAGAAGATGTTCCGATTCCAATTCTATCAGTACTAGCATCAACAAAAAATAAATTGGAATCCGTATCTCCTTCTATTCTAAAGTCAATGTCGGCCCCAGTTTCATTAACTATTACATTTCCGTTATTATAATTGATTCTTAAAGATTCTGAAATCCCACCATTGATGGAGTCAAAAATTAAATCGTGACTTGTTCCTTCTCTGTATATTTGCATACGAGCAGAAGCATCGCCAAATTTTATTCCACCACTTCCTGCGACATTTTGTGTCTGTAGGTATAAATATGAATTATCTCCATAAACCGTCATCTTTTCAGCAGGACTTGCCGTTCCAATTCCAATATTCCCATTGGTGGTGATTCTCATGGCTTCAGTACCACCATTATTACCCACTCCAAATCTAATATAATCTGAAGTGCCAACCCCGGTAGTAGATCTAAATGATAAGTAACTGCTCGCTGCGCTGCCACCAGCAATAGGGTATCCATTGACCATCTGCATAGCGTTACTATCTATCAATATTACTTGTGTTGATCCAGATGGGGTTGTTGCTGCTCCTCCTCCGCCAATCCAAAAACAGTGTTGACCAGTAATATAGTCCATAATAAAAGAACTGTATAGTGCTGCCCTATTGGCTCTTAGCCAATTATTATTGGTATAACTTTGTCCACCAAGAGTAAATCCGGCATTATAAGCATTATTATAAAGCTGTATAGAAGACCTAGCAGCAGTTCCAGAAGTATTGGTGTTAGTAATTCTAATTCCTGTATCCGTATTAGAATTAAAAGAAAGATCCAATGGCGCTTGAGGATTATTTGTTCCTATTCCGACATTTGTACCATTATCGAAAACAAGACTATTTACAGCAGTTTGACTACCGCTAAATTTTGGCAAATAGTTTATTGTTCCAGTCGCTGAGACTTTAGTCGCTAAATTATTAGTTATTGTAGTGCTAAAATTAGCATCATTTCCTAATGCAGCAGCTAACTCGTTTAGAGTATCAAGAGCGGCTGGAGCTGATGCTACCAAATTACTTACTTCAGATCTGACAAAAGATGTTGTTGCTATCTGATTGGTATTTGTTCCTCCTGCCGCTGTTGGTGCTGTTGGTATACCAGTCAAAGATGGACTAATAAGAGGAGCGTATATCCCATTAACTAGCCCACTAACAGAACTATTAAAATCTGTTATATTAGATGAAGTATGATTATGATTACTTAATTGCGCCCAAGTTTTTGTACCATCACCAATTTTTAAGATATTATTTGTAATATCATATCCAGGCTCCCCAGAAGCCAGAATGGGATTTGTGGTTGTCCAATCGCTAGACAACCCCTTGCGTAATCTTATACTCGTATTTACAGGCATACTGTCTCACTATAGCTAGGTCCTAAAATACTATTATACTACCATCAGACTAATAATAAACTAAACAATTTATTATATTTCCACTATTATGGTGTACCGCCGTCTATAATAAAATATGCAAGGTTTATAGTGGGTGTTGTGGTACTGCTTCCATATAATATCTTTGTACTAGGATTGTAATTAAGATCAGGAGCTACTAATGCGGCTTGATTACCTCCAGTACCTCCAACGAATGTTGGATAATGTGTACTATTACTACTTCCAGTAGTAACAGCAATATTATTAGCATTTGTGGCAGTTGTAGCAGTTGTGGCTGTACTAGCATTGCCATTTAATGTTCCAACAAATGTAGTAGACGTTACGCTACTAAGACCTGTGATTGTTGTTGTAGCGGCTGCTCCTAGTGTTATTGCTGTAGAACCAATGGTAACAGAGCTATTAACTAGTTGACTATTATCAACACCACCAGCCTTAATACTAACAGCACCAGAAGTTACACTAAAGTCACCACTATTAAAACTAGCAATGCCTTTGGATGATGTCGTAGCATCCGGAATACTGCTAGAAGTAACCCCTGTTACTCTTCCATAAGAATCTGTACTTACTGTTGTAACATAACCAGAACCGCTATCTGTGCGAGTAACAGTTGCCAAGTCAATATTATCAGCATTTACTACTATTCTTGCAGTACTCGCGGTTCCTACATCTACAGTATTTCCGGTCTTGGTTAAACCACTACCAGCAGTAATCTGACCAGCACCACTAAATTGAGCAAAAGCTAAACTCGTTGTTCCTAAAGTTATGGTATCATTGGTTGTGAGAACCCAGCCGCTATCTGCATTTGCTGTACCTTCTGCAACGAAGGTAAACATTCCAGCGGTTACCTCGGCGTTGCTATCAGCATCTGTTGCTCTAGTCCAGGCTCCAGCAGCAACAACATAGATACCATTTTGACTGGCTGTGCTTTGATCTTTAACTAATACTCTGTCTCCAGCAATAACGCTTACACCGTCAATTGTTTGCGTACCAGATAATGTAATATTAGCTGTGGTAGCGACCCTGACGCTTTGTTTAACGTCTAAACCACTACGAGCAGCATCAACATAGCTCTTACTAGCCGCATCTGTATCATTTGTAGGAGTACCTAAATTAGTAATTTTATAGCCATTCAACGATACATCTGCCGTAGGAACAGCCATCTGATCCAAGCGGTTTGTTCTGACAGCAGTATTAAAATCATTAATATTACTTGCAACTAATCCGCTTCCACTAACTGTAACATCTCCGGTTACTGTCAAAGTACCGCTAACTGTTGGACTGTTAGAGAAAAGAACGGCGCCTGTTCCTGTCTCGTCTGTAACTAGCGTGCTCAGATTTGTGCTATTTGGAGTTAATAGAAAGTTTCTAGCATTAGTACTGAGATCTGTAATATCTGATAATTGAATTGTAGGATCACTTAAACTGATAGTAAGGGTACTTCCATTAGTTCCTGTACTAACTGAAATTCCGCTTCCTGCTACAAAGCTAGTGGGCAGCACAGCAGCGTATGATAAACTGCTCCATGCTGTTGAGCCATCACCAATCTTAAAACGACCTGTGTCTGTCTCATAACCTATTTCACCAGCATATAATATTTGACTTGTCCATTGATTTGCTCCGGCAGCAGCTGTACCTCTGCGCACTTGAATTCTTGTTTGAACTGGCATGGTAATACCTTTCTTAAAATGTAATAAGTGTTAGTTATGGTGATCCGCAATCAAATTCATAATTATCTAAATAATCATCTAAATCAGAAATGTTTGCGGCATCGATCTCTATATTTGCCAAGTATTGAGCCAAACCATCTATCCTGCTAACATCCAAATTCCCTACAATCTTACTCATAGGAATATCGTCTGGCAAATCGCTTGCCAAAATCTTTTCAGTATTAACTATTTCAACATTAACAATATCAAATTTTTCAATTTCAACATTATTGGTTATAGTTCCAAAAGAAGTTTCAAGCTCTAAATAGTTAACGGTTGGTTCTAAAATTTCCAATATAAAGTTACTCATACTTTAGCATTCCAATACTTGTGAAGCCTGACTGAATCGTTTAACAATATTTATTGTTCCATACAATAATCTTGTTGTGTATTTGCCACCACCAGCATATAAATCATCTGGACTTTGTAGCTCCAAGTCGTATTTTGCATTAGTAAATGTAAATGTATTAGTTGTGCCAGCTGGTATCATTAAAGTTAATTTACCAGCAACAGCATCTATGGTAAACTTATATACACTATAATCAGTATTCGATGATAAAAAAACCTGAGTGACATTACTATTGGTTTTCCAGGTTAATCGAGCACACCAGTCTGTCAAGTCTATTGGGTTACCATTCTGATCCTTATATATTAAAGATAGTTTAAAAGAAGATCCTTGTTCTATACTGAAATCATATTTACTAGCAGCCATATGTTGACCCTATTTGTTGTTATAATAGAGAGTTGCTATGAAGATATACACTAAATGTGTAATACATGCAGCAAAACCATGAGTATATGAGGTATACAAAAGAAAAGAGCCACCCGTTAGGATGGCTCTAGTCTTTCGCAATTATCGATTACTTAACTCTCAGAGAGAGCCAATGAGAACTCTACGATTGTCTAGAACGGCAAAGCCTTGTTCGCCCCATCCGTAGAAGCCTGCTCTCTTCTGACGATGTAGTGTATCGTCTTCGAAGATTTGAACTTCTTCGCGAACTGGCATTATGAAACTATCTCTCTTACGCATATCTAGACCAACAACAATTTCAGCATCACCCGATGGCACAGAGCCATTGAGAACATTTTCAAAGAACAATTGGTATTCTTGACCTTCGCCAAGTTCGTCAAGGTCATGTAGATTGATACCAAATACTCTGTTAAGAGTACCATCGGCAGCTGTATAGATTTCTCTACGAGTTACCTCGTCAACCTGATCGATACCCCAATTGCGAATGTCTTCCATGGACTCTGGAGAGACATAAAGATCTGTCAATTGACCGCGATTGTTACTTGCACTGTTACCACCGCCATTACGACGCATAACAGTCTTCATCAAGCTTACCAATCTCTTGGTGAATTGACCACCGCTAGCATCGCTGTCAAATACAACGATATTGCGGTCAACACCAGCGGCTAGAAGTGTATGCCAGCCATCATCGTTAAGCTTCTTAACGAATTGGCCTTCGAGCACTTCCATAGCACGACCAACAACGTCCCAGCGAGCATCTCTGGCATACTTTAATAGCCAATCGATACTAGCTCCGACGTCGTAGGTTGGTACCATGACGTAATCGCTCTCAATGTGACGTTCTGGAACATATCCATGATTAGGAATGGTATATGCCACGAAGTCTTTTTCTGTGCCTGGAGCAAGAAAGTCAAGGGGAAATTCTGGAGTAGCGCCTTGAGCCAAACGAATTGGTTCGAAGATGCCGTCTAGAATATCACCACTCATGATACCTTGACGAAGTGGTAGCTCTAAAGCTTTAGCAAATTCAGCATTTGCAGCCAGAGCTGTTTCACGGTTCATAGAACCAGAACGAACCAAAAGATCGGTTAGCTCCGGTGTGGGTTGAAAAGCTTTACTGTTACCTGTCATGGTTTTTCTCCTTGAGATTTAAATTATAGGTTAACTGATACTTTAGCGTAGCCGTCGGCATCTTTTGCGCTCAAAAATTGACCAATTTTAACTGCACTACTGGCAGAACTGGTTCCAATTAAACCGTTAGCACCAACGTAAGCATCGACGCCAGCGGATGGGGTAGCACCAGAAACAATCTTGTTGGTTGTTACCTGACCTTGACGGAGTAAAGTTACCTTGCCGCCCTTTTGAACTTCGTCACGATACCAATTGATGTGCTGACGAGTTAGATCAAGGTCAACAACATCGTTAAGTAGAATGCCTACAGGCTTGCCAGAAACGGCAGTAGCGTATTCTACAACAGCGTTGGCATCGTCCATCGACACGCCACTACCTGCTGTAACAACACAAACTACACCGCCTCTTTCAGCCACGGAATTCATGAAGAAAGATACGTCTGTTAGTAATTCGATACGATCTGGTTTAAGAGCCATGTTTATTCTCCCTTATTGAGTGTTTTACCTAATCTATTATAAACAAATTCTACTAGAGCTGAACGAGTTGATTCAATTGCTGCGTCGGTTTCTTGACCGCCAACACTTAGATCAACTGTTTCTTCTGTTTCAACACTATCTAGAACTGTTTCATCAATAGTGGTTGCTTCAGAAGCCTTTTTCTTGGCTAACATTTCTTCGTCTTTCTTATCTTCTTCCATCTTCTCTGCTTTGCGCTTTGACATAGCAGCAATGAGTGAAGATAGACCACTGAAAGTCGAATCATCCAAAGCTTCAAATTGATCAGCTGTGGAGAGAGCGAGTTCTTGCTCAAGGCCGTTTTCCATTAACTCAGCAACCCTTTTCATCTTCTTTTCTTTCTTGAGCATATCTTCTTCTTTGGCCTTGTAACCAGCTAAAGTTTCGGTTAATGCTGAAAGTTCGGCTTGCATCTGACTTAGGGCTTCTTCTTTAGCCTTGATAAGTTCTTCTGTTTCAGCAGCCTTATTGGCTAGAGTCTCATCAAACTCAGCCTTCATCTTTTTCATCTCGTCATCTTTTTCTTCTAATTCTTTATCTTTGTTCTTGACGGCTGCTTCGAGAGTGATTGTTTTGTTTTGAAGCTCAGTAGCTAAAGAGTAGGCTTCTTTTACTGTGTCAGCACAACCGGCCGATACAGATTCTACCTTGTCTTTTAGCTCGGCTACTTCTTTTTCTAAGTCTACGCTCATTGTATTATTCTCCGTATTAGAGTTAAACTGATTATTAGATACACCCAAATTAGCAAAAATGCTATTTTTTTTATTGAATAAATTATCAAGATTGAAAATTATACTATCGGGATTAGCTGGTTTGTCAACAAAACCCTTACCAGAAAAAGTAATATTTCTTAATACTCTTCCTATTTTATAGTTTTCATGTTGACCCATACCGCCATATGCTCTAAGATGTTTTGTTAAATAAGCAGTGCTTTCATTTCTTGGCAAAACAGAATAACTACCAGTACTAATATCTAATAAACCATAATCAAATCCCTTAAAAAAGCACTCCATACTAACATACTTTTTACCGTCTTTAATTTCACTAATAAGTTTTTCTGCTCTATCTCTAAGATCGTTACTAGTATAAGCCCTATAAATTACTGAGCCTGTTAAGATATGATATTTATCTGGTAGATTATCTATTGGAGTATTTTCGTCAATTAAAATACCATCTTCTGTTATAGGCCAGTTTGATGTAATGTGGCCTATTATTACGCTCTCATCATGCTCTAGATTAGTTGGTTTGTCTTCTGGAGTATTCTTAGCGCTCCATACTTCTGCTTTATCAAATATATCATCATTTTTATTCCAAGACGTACTTACTAAAATAGATTGTACATAATATAAGTCTTCATCTTTATATGAGGCTAAGCTTTGTAAAGTTTTAGCTACAGAATGTCCATAATCACTATCGCAAGGTTGAATATGGGATGCATATGAGATTGATGCAGTAGATTGTAGTACGGCTTCTAATCCATCCTCTTTCTCATAGTTAAATATGTGCATAATATTTAGCTTTCTTGTGAATATATGTGAATGTAATATGCCGCTTTGGCTTGCTTTAGTTCTTCTACTGTTAATTGTTTATTTAACTCAGAACTTAGACTTTTAAGCCATATATTATACCCCATAACTAAATTTTTAGTCGTTTTTTCGTCAATTTCGGCTAACTTAGATATGATTATTTCTTCGGATAAGTTTGAAAAAGGGGTCAAGCTAAAAAGAACTTTATTTTTAAATGTATCTACTTCTTCATATTCTTTATTAGACAATGATCTTAAATTTTTCTTTTGATAAAAATCAAGAAGAATCGGATTTAAGCAGGAATTTATTTTCTCTTGAGCGTCATTAATCCACATCATCAATTTGGCGCCGGTCTGCGGGGAAAATTCTTTTTCTTTTCTCTGTTCGGTATCTTTAGAATTTTTAGGCCTTCCTTGCTGTGGTTGCCCTGGCAAAGATTCCGGCTTCTTTGCCAACTGCGTTGGGCTTTTCTGAGGAGTCTGCGCTTGCTTAGAATCCATAGCTGCCTGCTCTCCGGGTTTCTTTTTCTGTAAATCCAAACCGACTTGACTTGGAGCCACAATACCAGATTGTAATGCTATTTTCTTTAAAGCATTTTCTATTTGCGGATCATGCCACGGTCCTGCCTTGTTAACCATACGTTCATTATTCCTGTCTCTACTCTCTCTATTTAGTCTATATCTTTCCATGTCTGGATCCATACCAAAACGAGTTTGTAATAATTCGTCACTAATAAGATTCCTGTCTACCAACTGGATAAGTAGTGCTTTCTCTGCATCTTCATTACTTAAATCCATTCTATCAAATTCAATTTTTGCTGGATATCTAAAACCCATTGATTTCTGAACAGCAGCAATTTCTTTTTCCCAAAATTCTACTAATATATCTCTTCCATATTGTAGTCTTTGAGTTAATGTTTTCAGACTTATAAAGTTATTGGTCGTTCCCGCAGCACCATACGTTCCAGTAAGCGTAGGTGGAATCCCTAAGCCTGCGTATACAGCATTCAAATGAGGAATATATTTACCTTCTCCTAAAAATTGATGAACGTTAGTATTGCTCTCTATCAATTCTAAGTCTGGACCCCATACTAGATCCATTGTTCCGCCACCGACGTTGTTTCCTAATATCTGAGATAGCTTTGCTGCGGCAGCCTTTGTTGGAGAAATTTTATGTTCTAAACTTCCAAGTTTAAAAATACGAATATTTGAAATGGCTCCGTCTAGCGCTGACATATCAGCTAATTTTAACTTTTCAATTACTGTGATATCATCCATGATAGCATAAATCATGGGATAAGCCCATGTTTGCCAATCGTCTTTCTTATAATGAAAAACTAATATCTTAGTAGGATCTAAAGGGTATGGTTTTTTGGTTTTAGCTGCTTCAATAATTTGTTGTGGTAATTTAGAAACTATCTCTACCTCATTTGGATTTTTAGGGCTATTGATAGTTTTTCTAAGATTTGCTGGTAATACTAATTCATATCTTTTATCTGCCACAAAAGAAGATAGTTGACCTGCCGATACCTCTACAAATACTGGATCAAGAAAAGTATATCTCCAAGGTATTTCTCTTTTTTCTAGCATGGCATCTTCTAAGTCATTAAGAACTATATCAGGAGCAGCTATTGCTTTGTATAGCTTGTCTGCAACTTTCAAGCTAAGCTTAGCTGTTTGTTTATTAATTACTACATTCCCTGTTTTATATAGATTGTTTAAGAACCTTTCACTACGGTCCTTGCCCCTTACTCTTTTAAACCACTGCCTATAAAATCTTTCTATTCTTTTATTTTTATGAACTAGACGAATTCCTTGAGCTGCAAAATCTCCCATGAGATCAATAACATTTTTTACTAATCCTACTCTTTGATAGATATCATCAGCGCGTCTTAGGATAGCTTTGATTTTTGTAGGAACAGCTTCTTCTGGTCTAAAGTAATCGTAATCACCACGAGTTAAACCGGGACGACCAGAGGTATTTGGAGCTAAATTAGAATAGTCAAAACCATAGCGTCTGCTGGCTTGTGCTTGTTGAATACCAATAAATTCTTCTAAATTTCCTGATGTTTCATTAAGGGCTTTTTGGCGACTTTCTGCATCGTCACCCCATGTAACGTATGCTGGCATATCGGCTAATTCTGCATTTTGGATAGCTTCGCTCTTTGGGTATTTTTTGGCCATATTAATAATACAATTGTAATGGGAATGGAAAACTATTGATTAGTACACCTATTAATCTTTATATACTCCTTTATATATATCATCATTGGCTCCTGAGGTAAACCAATCTGGCCCTTTATACATTGTAGTATCTTGAGATGACACAATATTTCTCCTAAAGTCACCAATCATATCATATTCTACTGGCTTTAATGTTCTATTCATTTGTCTAGCTAGCATATTAGCTATTACTAGAGCACTATATCTATCTTTGCGTAATCTTCCCTTTTTACCTCCTGGTAATTTTACTTCTGGAGTATCCCAACGATCTCTAGCATTAGGGCCGGTGCTGGTTTGCGTCATTACTATAGTGGTCAATTCATTTTTAAGTTCTTCTATTTCTAAAATACATTCGCTAGCACTGTCATAGATAGGATTTAAATCAGTAGTCATAATGTCTTTATTTTCTTTATCTAATGCTAAACCTAGAGTTAAATTATCAAAGCGAGGAAATAGTAATACTTTATCTTCTAGATCTTTACGTAATCCATGATTAGCTTGACTTGTCCAATCTGCCTTCGCAAATTGTACTAATTCTAGAATATGTAATCCGGATTGAGCATCTGTGTCTTTAGATTTATCGTAATCTATAACTGGCCATATAACATGCTCTCCTTCTTCTATCTTAGAAGGATCATGTAGCGCTTCTTCTATGGCAACACCACCACCCTGAGCATCCATGCCGATACGGACAGGAGGAAAACTTTTCATCAAATTGCGTATCTTGCGAGCACAAAATCCATAAAAGTCATACTCATTAGCTAGACCAGCTTTTTGTCTATCCTTAAAGTTGTTTCTATTAGTAGTCCAGCAATATACTATTCTAGAATGATCAGGATGTACTTCTAATATCACTATGCTAAAATTATCTTGTTCGCTAGCAGGATCGATTCCATAGATATACTTATAATTGCCATTACCCTGAACAACAGAATCAAAAATAATTGGCTTATTATTAATTACAATATTATTTGCTTCAGTACATACACAGCTTTCTATTAAACTACGCCTGAAAAATCCTTCACTATCATTAACAAAGCAAGCAGCATATTCCATATTGTAAATACCGGTATGAATTGTTGCTTTGGCTCGTGAAACCTGTTTATCATCCATGAAACCTTTAGGAATTAATTCATAAGGAATACGAATAATACTATAGTCTCTCCAATTAAAGTTAGACGGAACTTCTCCTTTAAATATTTCTTCTAACTTACGTTGGTCACCCTTGCTTTCAATGATAGACTTGTATCTTTTCCAATAACTAGCAAAATGTTTAAATCCATAATCTGCTGTTCCAGATATGATTGCCTGATTACCCATTTTTAAATTAATGACATCTAATTCTGGTGTCCATAAACCAGAATCAATCATCGCCTGTCTTTTGGCTTGTTCTTTAACATTCTGAATAGGGCTAGCAGAAACAGCAGCGAACCCCGAGACTACTGTTTCATATATTTCGGGACTGATAGAAGCAAACTCGTCAGCAATAATTATATGAGCGCGTAGACCTCTAATCTTACTTCCGTCGCCCATAGGAATAGCAATTGTCCAACTATCTCCTAGGCGGATAGTACATCTATCCACATCTCTGCGAGGGCCATCATCATTTCCATTAAAGATACTTCTTAGTATAGGACTATTTCTCCAAATAGTTTCCATATACTCGAAAATGATTTTACTTTGACGGAATGCGGCGCCTACAACCACAATCTTTGTCCCAGGAAAAAATGCGCAACGGATAATACAATATAGAGCCAATAGGAACGACTTACCCCAACCACGACTAGCAATATACATAGGAAATGCGCGAATCCAAAATTCTTGTAAAATACAAATTTGCATAGGATGCAATTCAATATCAAATAATAGTTTACAAGTAGCACCCAAGTATCTGGGATCTCTCATAATTTTCATAAGATGTAAGTCTGGATTTTCTATATCCTCCTTATTCCTATGTATCATTATATTCTTATCAAGAGATAAGACAGATAAATCGCCTAGACCTAACCAGGCATCATCAAACTGTTTTGTTTTTGCTGTGGACTTCAAGATAGTAAACCTTATTCATTATGTATTCTGCCATCTTCTCCGCATCAGATGGACATCCGCAAAAAACAACTTTGATATTATGAAACATTTGCCATTCAAGAATGTGCTTCATAATAAAACTAGGACTAATTTTTACTTTGTCCCACATATGTTTTGGTAAAGAAGATCCTATTGGATAACTGAGAACATTTTCTAAATCAAACTCTAATAGAATATAAGCATATTTTGTTTTAGACAATCTATCAATCACATCTTTAAATCTAGATTCTATAATATTGTTAGCTATTTCATTGATACTTTTTTTGCGTTCTATTGCCAGTAAAGGCTCTAGGCCCTCTATGCTATAGTCACCAGTATCTAGCTTTCTATTAGCAGTAGTATAGTTATCAAACGACCACGGTTGTTGTTCTCGTGTGTCTACGATAATAGTGAAATTATTTTTTATCATGATGTTGAGCTACTATTCTAAGGAATACGGCCGCATATATGTCTTCCATCCCGGTAATCATTTTATGATGTTCTTTGCATAAAGTAATACCGTTATTAGGTTCGAAACGTAAGCCAGGATACTGAGCCCAAGGTCTAATGTGATGAGCATTTAATTTTTTCTTACAATTACATCCTGGCCATTTGCACTGAAAGTTATCTCTTGTGTAAACTAATTTTCTCCATTTTTTGTATGCTGGATCTTCAAAGTTTCTACGCATTAGCAAAAGCCTTAATATCGCTGTCAACCATATCTTGTACTAAATCATCAAATGAAAAAGACTGTTCCCAGCCTAGTGCTTTTCTAGCCAAGTCATTTCTACCACACAGATAATCTACTTCTGCTGGACGATATAGATTCTGATCTATCTCAACATATTTAGTATAGTCTAATCCAGCATAACTAAAAGATCTTTGTAAGAAATCTAAAATTGTCCAAGTTTTACCAGTGCATATAACATAATCTCTGGGCGTATCATCTTGCAACATTAAATGCATAGCATTCACATAGTCCTTAGCATGACCCCAATCCCTTTTAGCATTTAAATTGCCTAGCTTTAATGCTTCATTAGTTTGATGATTAATTACTTGTCCAATATATTTTGTAATTTTACGAGTTACAAAATTTTCTCCGCGTCTTGGGCTTTCGTGATTAAAAAGAATACCACAGCACCCAAATATGTTATAAGCATTACGGTATATTTGTACCAAACGATGACTAGCTAATTTAGCTACGCCATAAGGACTCTGTGGAATAAATGGAGTATTTTCATCTTGGTATTTGTTGTTAGCGTCATCAATACTATAATTACTGCCAAACATTTCACTAGTACTAGCTTGATAAAATTTAGTTTCTGGAGAAGAATGGCGTATAGCATCTAAAATATTAATGACTCCCAAAGTATTAATTTGAAAGGTCGTAGTAGGTTGCGCAAAACTAGTTCCAACATGGCTCTGAGCTGCCAGATTGTAAAATTCATCTGGTTGATAATGTGAGATAATTTGTAAACATCCACTAGGATCTGTTAAATCGAATTCTTCTAATGTAAAAAGTGGATGATTAATAATGTGCAATATTCTTTGAAAATTGTTTGTGCTATTTCTGCGATGTAATCCTATAACTCTGTATCCACGTTCTAATAATAGTTCTGATAAATATGATCCATCTTGACCAGTCACGCCAGTAACTAATGCTGTCTTATCCATTATAAACTCCTTGATTATTATGAACTAGCCAACAACCACTCATGGTTTGGATTGTTTTAAATTTTTCATTTACTGCTTGAGGTACTCCTGGCCATGAGAAATAATCATGACCAGCCATCATTCCATTATTTTTAAGTTTAGGATACCATAGTTCTATATCTTCCTTAACACATTCATAGGCATGGCACATATCAATAAAAATAACGTCTAACGAGTTATTCTCAAATTGTTGAGCTGCGTCTTTAGATAATGCTCTGACAGGCGTAAACTTACGATCCCCCATATTTTCTAAAAACATTTGATAGATATCTTGCTGTGTTGCTAGCTGATGAGTTGAATTGATTTCATTTTCTGATCCTTTCCAGCTGTCCACAATATAGACTGTAACGTCTGGCCTTTTGGCCGATACTATGTCACATAAATAAGAAGAGCTTTTACCTAGCCATGCACCACATTCAACAAATATTCCATTCTGTGGAATTTTAGATACTAGTTCATCGTATAATGTTTCAAAATCAAACCAGCCGTCTATCTGCGATGTTGCTTTCATGTTCACTCCACGGTATCTGGTGTTAGGAAAGGCTTATCTACCACGCCATCTTGGTATTCATGATATTCGCCCATTTTTTTGAAAGTACGAGATGCTGCCATGTTAAGTATTTCCATTTCTCGTCCTTCTTTTTCTCTTAACTCTTCATCTTCTAACATGCGTATTAATCCTGTCCAGCTACTTTTCCCATCTTCTATTCTTTTGATTCGTTGTTCTCGTGTAGCCTTAAGATCTTTACTAATTTTTTGCTGCTCATTAAGAAGTTTTGTATATTCATTTGTATAATTAGCGATACTGTTGCGAGCGAATCCGAGTTGAGTTTCGAGACTAGATAATTTAGGTATGTCTCTTTGATCTTCTGGTTTTTCATATTCTTTATCCACCAGTTTTTGCAATTTCTCTGTTTCCGCAATATGACGTTTTCTTTCTTTCATGCTACGATTGATCAATATATCTATAGTAATAAATTGTTTGATTTGCAATTCTTCTGCGGGTAAAACGTCTTCTCTAAATTGACGTATTAACCCTACCCATGTATCTTCAAAGTATTGTAGTTCTCCGCTATCTTCATCAAACTGTCTTTTGATTTCATTCCAAAAGGTTTTACTATGTAATTTATATTTAAGATAATCGTTATCTTTTTTCTCACTGTCTGATACTAATAAAGATTTTTCTTCAATGTACCTTTTAATAGGAGCATCATTACGATTTAGTCGTTCTGCTATTTCGTCTATAGATAATGATTCTACATTATCGCGTATGAATTTTTCCTCGTCTAAGCTTAGCTGTCCTCGTTTTTTGGGCATAAGTTACTTTCGCTTATTAAGGTTTGAATATATGTTTGTAATTTTAATAGTTGCTGTTTTGGTACCTTAAGACCATGCTTAAGTTTCAAATAGTTTTCTCTGTGTTCTAATGATACGTTTTGGTCCAAAAAATCTAATATTTCTTTATTGGATATAGAGTCTACAAAGCCGCTGGACTGAGAGTGAAGAGACTCTGGTTCTTTTTCAATATATGATGGTTGCATAATATTCTTTTTGGTTTCGTTACGAGCTGACCAATTAGAATATAGCTCACAATCGTCTTTGTTGGTAAACTTGGAACATTGACTGGTTGAGCAGGCGTAATTCTTATCAAAAAATGGACAAGTTAAACAGGGCTTATCTGGCCTTTGGTAGTTATTTCTTTTGTAGTTGAATAGGCGATTGCGAATATGGGTCCAAAGGAAATTTTCAAGGGGTCTTTTATTGTCGTACTTTTGTAGTCCTTCTAAAGCAAATATATATGCTTGCTGTTTCATATCATCAAAGTCATGGTATCCAAACTTAAATTTATATCCTAATCTTTTGCTTATATTTTCAACCACTCTAACAAATTCGCTTTCGTCTACATTATGTGGTAATGATGATTCAGCCTTCTTGGGCACTTTGGCCTTTTTCCTCAGTTTGGGCGGACTTTTGGTTATTTTTTTCTTTTTCTTCATATAGTAATTCTGCTATGCTTTTTCCTTCTGGAAGATTTAATTCATTTTCAGAGACCGAAACACTAGCTTCGGCCTTAACGCTAAGGGTACTAGCAACAAATGGTAGTTCGTTAGGATCGATCATTTTTTCTCCTTGCATTATGAGATCAACTTGATACTATTATATGGTTGTATACACTTTAGTCAACAATATTAATCGAAAGGACCATTTTATGGCAACATACAAAAAGTGGACAGAGGCCGAATTGGATTTTATCCGTAATAATCAGCAACTTTTAAGCGATGATGAACTAGCAGCAAAATTAGGCCAAATGACAGGTGGTAATGTAACAACCGCCATGATTCGCCGTCAAAGAAGGAAGCTAGGAATTCAAAAGGCCAAGGGACGTCGCCCTAAGAATCGCAATAAGGTTGTGGAAACCGGCCAAGTCTGAAAAGATGTGTGGCATTGTGGCATATAAAGGTAGGCAGCAATGTCTACCTTTTTTGCTTGATGGACTGAAAAAGTTGGAGTATAGGGGATATGATAGTGTAGGATTGGCCTATAAAGTTGATGATAAAATAGAATTGGTGAAACAAATTGGTCGAATTGAAAACCTAACTCTTTCGGTTCCATTAAGCACACCATCATTCATGGGAATGGGCCATACTCGCTGGGCCACCCATGGAAAACCGTCACTAGAGAATTGTCATCCTCATGTGTCGCCGGATGAGTCTTTGTATCTGGTTCATAATGGTATAATTACAAACTATGAAAGTTTAAGGGTAAAAAATTATGCTTATTATGGAAATACTGACAGCGAAGTTTTGCTATCCGTTATTTATACAGAGTTTATCAAACATCATGATCTGGCCGAGTGTGTGAAGACCTGTTTAAAAAAGGTTGAGGGATCGTATGCTATTGTTATTATGAGCGCCTCTAGCATGATCGTGGCGTGTAAGAATAGCTCTCTGGTTATTGGAATGGGTTCTGACGGATACTATGTGGCTAGTGATTGTGGAGCTTTGGAAGATTATGCAGATAAGGTGGTGTTCCTGGGTGAGAATACTGTGGGGGAAATTGGTCAAGATTTAAAGTTGTGGAATTTATTAGATAACTCAATGATAGAGTATAGGTCTGAGGTTTTGAATAATAAGAATAGTAAGATTAGTAAGGGAAATTATGATCATTTCATGTTAAAGGAAATATATGAACAGTCAGAGGTGGTCAACGAATGTTTAAGGGGGCGATTGTTTGATGATGTAAGATTAGATGAATTAGAAAAGTATAAGGATAGATTCTACGGGTGCAATACTGTTACATTATTAGGCTGTGGGTCTAGCTACTATGCATGTTTATTAGGCAAATATTATTTGGAAGAATTATGTGGAATAAAATGTTTGGTAGAAAGTGCTGGCGAATTTAGTAACAGACATCCTGTGATATCAAAAAGAGATGTTGTAATATGTTTGAGTCAGTCTGGGGAAACTGCTGATCTTTTAAATGCTGTTAGATTAGCCAAGAGTTATAATTGCTGTGTTATATCAATCTGCAATACTGATAATTCGTCACTAACAAAACTGAGTGATTCTTACATATTGTGCAGAGCAGGAGTTGAAGTTGGTGTGGCTAGTACCAAGGGATTTACGTCACAAGTATTAGTATTGTTATTAATAGCATTATGGTTAAATTCTAATAAATTAACGAATCATTTAAATGCACTGTCTTTTTATATAGGCGAAACTTTAAAACTGTCATCTAGAATAAAAAGAGATGTGGCTTATTATAGTAGTATGGAAAGATTTTTGTTTGTTGGTAAAAAGTATAATTATCCTATAGCATTGGAAGGGGCATTAAAGTTAAAAGAGATATCATACTCTAGTGCTGAAGGATATGCCTCTTCGGAAATGAAACACGGACCTATAGCTTTGGTGGATAAAAATACTTTAGTTGTTGGTGTGGGCGGATCTGAGATTGATCATACCATTGAGGAGATAAAAGCTAGAGATGGTAATGTGATAAGAGTGGGGCCTGTGGGCAATAATATTGATTGGGGCGTTAGTGATGTTCCTGAAGAATTATGTCCTCTATTGTATGTTATAGTTCTACAGCTATTCTCTTATCATTATGCAGTGATGAAAGATAAAGACGTTGATAAACCTAGAAATTTAGCCAAAAGTGTAACGGTGATATAATGATATACATAAGGCCAATAAATGTTAACGATAATTTTGCTCAATACATGGAGTGTGTTGAAGATTTAAATAGTTCAGGGGTGGAGCTGGCCAGTGTGGAACAGATTAAAAGGGCGTTGTCATCAAGACCAAGCAACATAATAACATATGTTATAGTGGATAAAGAATCTATTGTGGCAACAGCCACTTGTATATTTGAAAGAAAGTTGAGATACAATCAGTTGTGCTGTCATATTGAGGATGTAGGAGTTCACAAAGATTACAGATCTCGCGGATTTGGTAAATTGATCGTGGATCACTGCATCAGTGCTGCTGTAAATAAAAGATGCTACAAAGCAAAGTTATTCTGCTCCAATGAGCTAGAGCCATTCTATAGAAGCATGGGATTCAGAAAGAATAATCTTGGAATGGAAAAGATATTAGTTTGATAATGGGGGAGGTTTAGGTAATACATTATGGTTATTGGGCTTGTATTGTGTTTGCACCACCGCCGCCTTGGGCAGATTTTTTGCATACCCCTTTGAAAAACAGAAAAACCCCCCTATTTGTAGGGGTGCATATTCGTACACTGCCAACGCGACCACGAATGTACCCCCACGAGAGAGGGGGAAGTTATAGCGAATCCTGTGCCAAACTTTTAGGCTTTCGACATTGTAAGAAATGACGCCGAAACTCGATTCTACTAAGTGTCCACTGAGCGTAACTCCAATGGTGGCAAGGATTTAGGGAAAATAAAATATTTCGCTTGACCGTTTTCCGTATAATGGAACGTCGAAAGGAAGAAAAGGGAAACCTAATCTACCTTACGACATTGTAAGGAAAAAAAGTATTTGACGCCGAACATTTGGCCGATATACTTAGTAGTAGAGAAAGACAGAAAAGGAAAAAAGGAAAGAAAATGATTTTTACTCGTCCCCGTGCTGAAGGTGGTCGTGATGTTGTCGGTTGCGAGATTGCTTGCAACTATCAGGGGTCGAAGGATCCCGCTCCCCTTCGCATTGTGGGAATCGTCAAGAGTCAGCGTAAGGTCGAAGGTAAGGGAAACCTTTTGACTGTCGAAACGTCGGACGGTTTCCGTAGTCTCTACTTCGAGAAGGCTACCGACGTTACCTTCTACGCTCCCCGTCCGAAGGTTACGAATACCGACGATGGATACGATGCGTGGAAGGATAGCAACCTAGTCAAGTATGGATACGTTCCCCGTCGTCACTATCGGTGATAGACGGCACGATATGCAGACCCTTTACCCTTACCCCCTCAAAGGAACTACCATGAAGAATCGTTTCCCTATCATCGAAAACGCTAAGCGTCAGGCCCGTATGATTTTCGTGGGTATTGCTATCCCCCATCAGCCTTCCCTCGCAGATGGGGTATATGGCCCCATCCGTAGTGAGAAGGTTTTGAAGTTCAATCGAAAGGCTTTGCGAAATGCTGGCAAGGCTAAGGTGGAAAAGACTGACCCCCGCTATAAGGGGGGTGATGACCTTATGATCGTGAAGGTCGGTAAGCCCGGCTCGCGTGATAGGGTAGAGGCTTTGGCTTCGCAGTATGCTGCGATACTTGCTTGCGGTGAGGAGGTATCCCCCTTCGCGGAGGGGTGATGCTTACCCCCACCGTGGTAGGGTGAGTAGGCAACCCCCCATAGGGGGTATCTGCTAATGCACCCGGCTAGCCACCCCCCATTGGGGGTATAAGCTTGACGTAAAGCCTTACGCCATAAGCACTTACGTCAAAAATGCGCCCGCAAAATCGTCGTAAGTTATTGCTACATAAGGACTTGCGTCGATATGGTGCAGCAAATGGTGTGCCATTCGTGTTTGGCATGGTATTTGCATATAGCAAACGGTGTGCCAGATACATTTTTATTTTTATGGTATAGTATTTGCTTAGGGAAATCTTACGAAAGATTCAGAAATATTTTTGTTGACATTCAAGAAATGCTTGGTATAATGTCGATATAAGAAAAAGAAAGAGAGAAAGCAATGCTCACAATGATTCAGATTGGCAAGCGATTCAAAGTGTATCTCGGAAACGATGGCAACAGGAAGCCCCGCCTTGTGGGGGTATTCAACTCTTCGCACGACGCGATCATGTTCATGAACTCTTACCCCCGATAAGAGGGGATTGACAGTAGAGAAATGATTAGGTATAATGCTATCAACACGAAAAGGAATCAGCATGAATCCCAAGATTATCAACGATCCTCGTCCCCTTGTGTGGACAATCTCCAGCGAAGTGCGTGATACATACTGCCTGTATATCGACGGTGTGCTTGTGGTGAACAACTCTCCACTAGATGAGTTCTACCCCCTCTATCGTAGGGCATCTGAACAAATCACCAAGATGGATTCCCTTACCCATAACTGATAGAAAGAAATCAAATGAATAGCCTTGACAAGATTCTCTCCTCTATGCGTACTGGTAAATATGGTAGCATCGTGGATACTAAAGGTAACGTACACGTTGGTCTTATCAACTGTATCATGCGTGAGGATGGTAGTGGACGTAACTGGATCGTTACCATTACTAATAAGACAGTAAGTGAACAAGTGTTCATTCATGCTACTTGACACACACACACACACACACACACACACACACACACACACACACACACACACACAAGGGAAATAAGATGGCTACCGCTATTGTATTCATGGTATCG